GAATACCGAGCGACCATCGACCCTGTCCAGCCGCTCTTTCGGTGCGTGACGGCTCGTCAGGATGTACTTGTGCCCCGTGTCGGCGCCGACGACGAGAAGTCGTCGAGCTGCTGGCCGGACAGAAACTCCCGCAGCACGCGCGTCTGCGCTCGCGTCAACAGGCCCCTGCCGCTGTTGCCGCAGCCCCAGCAGGTGCACCTGGGATCGTCGAGCTCGTCCACGTTCAGCAGCGTCGATAGCAGGCCGTCGTTGGCTGCGACGATGTCCTCGTGGCGCGTGCGGAGCGCTCGCCTCATCGCCCCAGGATCTTCCTCATCGTCGCCACCTCGTCCTCCAGCCACGGCCGGAGCTTCCCCAGCACCAGCCAGGCCGCCTGGCGGTCGCTCGAGTGGTCGCGCACGAACGTCGCCACCTCTGCGGCCGTCGCACGCATCGGGTCCGGACGGTCCACCCAGTCGCAGAACGCCTCCCAGTGCGACCCTGACGGCCCCTGCGGGGGCTTCCGTGGTCTCCCGGGCACCGCAGCGGCGGGGACGTGCGGCATGGCGATGAGCTCCGCCATCTCCCCTCCGAAGTCGCGGCGATTGTCGTCGTACTTACGCAGGGTTTCGAGGTTCTCGTGCCGGCTGAAACCGGCCGCCTTCCGCAGATCGCCGCCATTCCTGTCGAGTACCCCCGTGATCGCCGTGTGCCGAAGGCCGTGGGGGCGCGTCCTGACTCCCACGCGCCTACCTAGCTTGCGGATAATCGAATAGATGGCGGACCCGGTCAAGCGGTGACCGTAGAAGCTGCCGTCGAGCGCGATGAACATGGCGCCGGGCTCATCGCCCCGGATCTGGAGCCAGTCCTCGAGCGCGCGCCGAGCTGCCTGCGGAATCGTCACCCATTCCCGCTGCTTACGCTTCTTGCCCAGGACGGACAGAGCTCCGCGTTCGGGATCCCAGTGCTCCCGGTCCAGCCCCGTGACCTCCCCCCGTCGAAGTCCCCGGTCGTGCAGCAGGTGTACGATGGCCCGGTCGCGGATGCCCTTGGCGGTCTGGGGTAGCGCCTCAAGCATGCGCTGTACCGCCAGCTCGCCCGGCCCACGCGTGTCCCTGTAGGCCCTGGTGTCGATGTCCTTGATCTCGATCTTCCACGTGATCATCCCCAGCATCCGGCCGAGCTTCGTGATGGCTCGCAACGTCGAGATCCGCCGGTTGATCGTCGCCGGGCTCAGCTCCTCCTCTACCAGGCTGCCCTGGAAGTTGAGGGCGAGCTCGTTGGCGCGTCCCCCGGAGAGCTGCAGGAGCCTCTCCGCTGCCTGCTCGCGGCCGGGCAGCTTCATGAACTTGGCCAGGACGTCGAGATCCTTGCCGTAGGCGCGCAGCGTGTGCTCGTTGCGAGCTCGCAGGAAGGCCGCCAGGAGCCTGCGGGCGGGGTTGTCGCGCTCGATCGACGCATCCGCCGGCTCCGGAGCGACGAGATCAGCGGCCATCCCGGGCCAAACCTGCACGATATTGCAGTTTTTCGCAACGGATTCGCATGCCTGGAGCTCGATCCGAGTCGTTTTCTCCAATGATTACGAGGATTTGACAATAGTAGAGTCCGCCATGTGCCGTGGCTTCCGCATTGGGCTCCTGAACAGTCCCCCGCACCCCGTAAACCGCTCCCATCTTCGCCAGCCCCCTCCGATAGCCCCGTCCACCGACGTCTCCCATGGCCGAAAACAAGCCCTATAGCGCATGAGCCCGCTAGCCTACAGATGAGCTAGACGGGTGTACGGATGAGCTACGTTTTTCGCTGAATAAACGGCGGGTAGGGCCGTCTAACCTGCTGAGAGCCGAAAGCGGGGCCAGGCGGTCCCGATCGGCTCGGAGGGTTGCCGCCATGGCGTGCATGTTCGTCTACCTCGGAAGCTTCTGGTACTTCGTGGCCCTTGGCGTGGAGACGTGCGCCCTTGTTTGGATCGATTCGCCGGAGTGAATAAACCGGCCCCACGGCCGTCTAACTTGTAGGTCCGAAACGATCGCCAGCGGGCGACGGTTTCCGGGTGAAAGGTAGGGTAAGCAGAGCGGCTCAACGCCGACGCCAAGGAGTTTGGCACCCTGCAACGCTTCCCCGTGGTGGTCCCGTGATCCGCCTGACCTTCTCCTTCCCCACCCCCGCCCACGCTTCCGACTTCGCAGAGGAGTGCCTGGACAGCTCCACCCAGCATCACCGGGTGGTCGAGGTCGAGACCACGCAACAGGCCGACGCGAGAGACTTGGCCCGCCGCCACGGCGGGCGTGAATAAACGGCGCCGAGCGCCGTCCAACATCTGAAAGGTAGAACGACGATGAACGCGACGAGAGAGCAGATGGTGACGGCTGCCGGGGCGATGCTTCGGCAGTACAGGGACGAGGGCGGCAACGGCATCGACCAAGACGACGCGGCGGGCCTGTGCGAACAGATCCTCGCCCACGAGAGCGCGGCGGACATGGCGGTGCGCGCCTACGACACTGCGCTCGACGGCAGCGAGACGTTCGAGGGCGACGACCATCTGGGCTCCGCACTCGCGTACCTGATGGGAGCCATCCTCAAGGGCGGACACGTCGACCTGTTCGAGCCGTACACGCAGGACGCTCACATGGGTCCGCTGTATCACCTGCTCAAGATCCGGCTGCCGCACGGCGACCCGATCCTCGCGTTCTTTCGGGCGGTGACACCGTGATCCTCTCCCACGGCACCTACAACCCCGGCGCGCGCCCCTTCGCCCCGCAGCCGGTCTGCCGCTTCGACGGCGACAAGAAGATCGGCGACCCCGGCGTCACCTACGAGTTCAACGTCAAGATCTACGGCCTCGCGTCCAACGCCGATCAGGTCGACTGGGACGACGAGGTTTCGACGGCCCTGTCGCACTTCAAGCTGCGAGCTCGCCTGCGCTGGCCGTGGATCGGGAGCATCGAGTTCTCCGGCCGCTCCGGAGGCTGGCTTGCCGTCGAGGATCCGCAGGGCAAGATGACCAAGCGGTCGCTCGAAGCGATGCAGAAGGTGGTCGCCAAGGGGCTCGCCGCATTCAAGCGGCACATGATCAGAACGTATCCGAGGTAGAATCACGCTTCACCGCCGAAGCCTGCGCGCCCTCGGGAGAGCACCCGTTCTACCTTTCGGGCAAGAGCCCTAGAGGGCGCGTGGACTTCGGCGGTGAGCCGAGAAAGGTAGGAGGACGATGAACGGAGCAGAGAAGGATCGCATCGAGGACGAGGGCACCGAAACCGTGGACGACGGCGCCCCCAAGAAGACCGCCACCAGCACCGACCGCTTCACCGGAGCCGTCAGCATCGGCAGCGAGGACGGCGCCCCCATCCAGCTCGCCACGCGCGGCGGGCAGGTGGTGCTCACGGTGCCTGCCATCGCGGACAGGGGCTACGTGCTGTCCGAGGAGGAGGCGTGGTGCCTGGCGAGGCAACTTGACCTAGCGTGCCGGCGAGCTCGGAGGGCAGCGTGATCGTCCACAACGGTTCCGCCGTCGCCGCACCGCTACGAGCGCCCAACGTCCGCGCGGTGCTCCGCACCGTCCGCGACGGCGGCAAGCTCGACGGCCTGCACCTGCCGACGCTCGAGGCGATGACCGAGGCCGTGAGCAACGGCTGGCTCGAGGTGCTCAACGACCACCGGCCGGTCAAGCAGTGGCGCTATCGTTTGACCGTCGAGGGGAAGAAGCAAGCGGGGCCGGCGCTGCGGCTCATCGTTGGCGGGCTGCGGTGAAAACGTTGCTTGAGTATGCCCCCGGAGGGTTCCGGGCGCATGTTTCTACTTGACGCAAGTTGCAACAAGCTGCATAACACCACTCGACCCTCGTAGCTCATTGGCAGAGCACCAGTCTACGGAACTGGGGGTAGGCCGTTCGATTCGGCCCGGCGGGTCCCACTTTCGACATTCCACCACGGCAAGCTCCGTCGCAGCGGAGCGCGGGAGACGACCATGCAGACGTCAACGATGGGGTTCGAGCCACGCGAGGATGACGACTACGCTGCGCTTCTGAGGCGCCTGCACGAGGCGGCACTGACGCCGCTGCCACTCTTCACGACCGACGCGACGGGGCTCTATGACGCGCTCCTGGGTGGTCTGCCAGCCGACCGGCGACAGCACTACGTCTGCCGCACGTGCCGGCACTTCGTCGACCGCTACGGCGGCCTCGTGACCATCGACGAGTCGGGCACGGCGACGTCGCCGCTCTGGGACGGCTGGGCGATCCCGCGGTTCTTCTCGGAGGCGATCCGTGCCATGTCGCGCATCGTGAGCAAGGCGCGCGTGACTGGCGTGTTCCTGGCCGACGAGTCGGTCCTGGGCAACCCGGCGAACAGTAGCCCCAAGGCGCCGACCGGCACCTGGCACCACATGCACTCGCTGGTCAAGCCGGCGAAGCGCAGCGCGTTGCTGACGGCCGATCAGACCGCGGCCGAGAAGCGCGAGGACTACGGCACCCTCTGCCGAGGGCTCGCGGAGTTCTCGCCCGAGCTGGTCCGGCAGGCGCACACGCTGCTCACGACGGGCGGCCTGTACCGTTCGGAGAAGTGCATCGGAACGGCCAAGTGGCTGCTCGATCTGCACGAGGCTCGCGAGGCGACCAAGCACACGAAGGCGCGCGAGCACCTGACGTGGCGCGCGGTGGCGCTGGCGCCGCCTGGCTTCTGCCACGTGCGATCGACGATGATCGGGACGCTCCTGGAAGACCTGGCCGCTGGCAAGGACTTCGCAGCGGTCAAGCGCGCCTTCGACGAGAAGATGCACCCGCTCCAGTACCAGCGCCCGACCGCGCAGCCGACCGACGGTCAGCTCGCGCAGGCCGAGAAGGTCGTCGAGAAGTTGTCTTCTGCCGGTTCGCTCGCGCGCCGGTTCGCGACGCTGGATGACATCGCAGACGACGCGGTGTGGATGCCAAAGGAACGCGCGGACAAGCCGACCGGCGGCAGCGTCTTCGGGCACCTGAAGGCGGGACGCGGGGCGGCGCCGTTGGATGTGCCGGCGCAGACGATGACGTGGGACAAGTTCTGGCGCACGGTGCTCCCCGAGGCCGAGATCGTCGAGTGCTTCGTCCCGACGCACTCCAACTTCTTCGCGTTCGTGACCGCGGCGGACGCCGAGTCGCCGCCCATCCTGCAGTGGGACAGCGAGGGCTCGCGCAGCCCGGTGAGCTGGTACGTGTACAACGGCGGCTCGTCGGCGTCGCAGTGGGGCGTCCCGGGCGGCACCTTCGTCGCCGTGAAGGCCATCACGACGCAGCCTTCCGCGTGGGGCGAGGGTCGCGAGCACCAGGGCAACGGCGTCTACGTCGTGCTCGACGGCGCGCGCGACAGCCGCAAGTCTGGGCTGGCCCTGTTCCCCGAGATCCTGAAGTCCGACTACCACGGCATCCGTGCGGCCCTGGAGGCGTACTCTCGCTCGCGCGAGATCGCACCGGTCGACTGCCCGGCCGCCGGCCTGGCGTTCCAGAAGAGCAACGGACGCTGGGACGCGACGCTGCGTGTCACCTCGAAGGGTACGCGCGTCACCTACAAGCTCGACAGGTGGGACTGATGGAACTCGACCGACCGACCATCATGCGGATCGCCCTTGAGGCTCAGCTCGACCCGCGTACCGTCAGGCGCGCCATCGACCATGGGATCGACTCGCTCCAGAGCGACCATTCCAAGGCGCGGCTGCGCAGTGCGCTCAAGAGGTTGAAGTGCGAAAACCTCGTCAAGTAGACGAGGAACGATCGTCTAGGAATGCCCCCATGAGCCTCCACCCGTACCGACACTCGACGCCGCCATCCCAACCTCGACGCGCCTCGTGGTGGCGCCGCCTGGTCGCGTGGCTCCAGGGTCGGCCCCGGTGGGGAACGTGCCCCAACTGTCACCAGCCGTTCCGGTCGTGGGCCGAGTCGAGGGCAAGGATGCACCTGCCGGACGCTGGCGCACTTCGCTGGAGTCGCTTCGGATAGCTGTCTACGAATGCCCCCGGAGGACCACCGATGAATCACACCCTGGAAGTCACTGACGTGTGCGGTCACACCCACCACTACGTCGACCAGTCGACCGACGAAGCCTTCGGCAAGGTCGGACCGAAGTGGCCGGTCAAGCTCGACGGGGTGCCGGGCGAGTTCCTGCACTTCAAGTCGGGCAAGATCCTGTTCGTGCCCGAGCACACAAGACTCGTGAAGTGATCGCCGTAATCTGCCCCTGAGGGTCAACATGAGGAATCATGACCGAGCGAAGGCGTACCTGGACGCCCACATGCGCTACATGCGGAGCGACTTGACGGACCTGCGGGTCGTCATCGACGAGGCATGCGCCGAGGCCGTCGAGGAAGAGAAGGCTGAGCATCGGGAGATGATCCGGTCGCTCCTAGTGACGCTCCAGTACCCCGACCTGTGGGAGAAGCGCGTCACGAAGGCGCTCGACTACCTGGACTCGCTGTCGAAGAGATACGGGAAGTGATCGTCAAGGAATGCCCCTGGAGGTCCGGGCGGCTACGAATTGAGACGAAAGGAACAGGAGCCATGTCGAAGACGAACGGCAAGATCGCAACGCGCGGAGAGGCTGCGGCGAAGGCGTATGCACAACTCATCGACGCTCTTATTACGTGGGAAGAAGCGGAAGAGCTGACACCCGCCGAAAAAAAGGAGGTGGTGCGACGGGTCAAGGAACTGGATATGACTCGGGCGGACGCCGAGGCCGAGGTGCGGGAGGAGCGAGAGGATGCTCAGAAAGACGCGGATAAGGAGGAGAACGAAGAGCGCACCAATCTCGCGGTGCTCCGTCATCGCAGCTACCTGCCGTTCGTGCGCGCCGGTCTCATGACAGTGGCCGAGGCCGTTCGCGAGGTGGGGGCGAACCGATCGGCGGACGGCCTGGGGCAGGAGCGTGAGTAGTCTACTGACGCGCACGCGGCCAGACATCTGGGCGCACGGCATCGCGCTCGCAACGGGCGCGACGGGACTCTCGTTCGTGCCCAAGCTGCCCCTTTCGGATGGCACTATCTACGCGTGCGGCGGCAGCACCGTGCAGTGGGTGCCTCCGGGCGAGCAAGAGCCGGTACTGAGACGACGTCGGCGCCGCGAGCCGTCGCATGTGCCCGGTCATAGAGAGCCGACACCGAAGCACATCCGGCCGGACAGCAATGCATCGAGCGTCTTCGTCCCCGAAGGCGCAATGGAGTGGCTGCTTCACGAGGTCGGCCATTACGTCGCCGCCTCTCCCGAGGAGCGCTTGCTGCGAAACTACGGCGTGAGCGAGTCGGAGTACGGACACGACGGGGAGCGCGAGTGGCAGGCGTGGGCCTTTGAGGAGATTGTGCTCGCGCCGTTTGGACCGTCGCGCCTCTTCGCCCCGCCATCCCAGCGCGACGGCGCAGCCTACGCCCGTAGCGGCCCGATGCCGGCCGCATGCCTTCGTCACGTCGAGCGCCAGATCGAGGCGCTTGGTCTCGACGTCGAGAGGTGGCGGGTCGAGTGGGGAGAGTGGGTGCGATGGGGTACGGCGATGGGCGCAGCCGCTCCCTGGCGGTCGGTCAACTGAGACGCTCGGGATCGAGCAACGATCCTCTACGAATGCCCCCGGACCTCCACAAACCGGACCTCGCGGGGCAGAAAACGCCGAATACGCCGAGAATCGTACACCTGAGTATTGACTCCAGCGCGCCCGGTGCCACACTGGATGAAGAACGGCCGGGCGACGCTGCAAACGTCCCCGGCCCTGGCGCAAGGGCAAAGGAGGCCCTCGCACATGAGCAACACTAGCACGACCGTCACGGACCTCTGCGCCGACCCGCTCTGCATGGGCGAGGCGACGCACGACATGATCTCGCGCGTCCCCGGCTTCCGCACCAAGATGTGCGACGACCACCGCAAGCGCGTGCTGGCCGCTGCCGAGAAGGCTGGGTTCAGCGCCGAGAAGATCGCGTCGCTGGACATCAAGCCGCTGCGGGGTACGTGATGGACCACGCGAAAGCTGCGCTGGCGACGCGCAAGTTCACCCGGACGATGTCCGACCCCGAGGGCACGAAGCTCATCGAGTTGATGTGCCGCGTGGTCATCGAGGCGAAGAAGGCGTGCGCCGAGGCCAGTACCTACGGCGCCATCGGCGGCGAGGAACTGGTCCCTTTGCAAGAGGCGCTCGACGCGCTCGACGACAGGGCCGTCAAGTCTGCTCTGGAGTCGTACCTCGCCAGCATGCGCTGGGGCGTCTGGATCCACGACTCGTCGCCCGGTTGGCTGCTAGACGACAACGAGGAGCCGTGGGCGGGGACCGAGATGGAAGCCCGCCTCAAGGTCAACGAGCGCGCCACGATGCCGGACCGCTGCGAAGCGCGGGTGCTGCCGTGACCGACACGCGAACGGACGCGGAGGTCGCGAAGTCCGCTGAAGCGTACGGGCTGCCCACGACGTACCGTGCTGCCGTCGAGGAGGTGCACGAGTGGCGCGAGGCGTCGCAGGTCGACGGCTACTTCACGCCGGCCTCGCTGAGGAAGTATCTCGTCAGCCAGGGGCAGCACCACGACGAGCATCACGCCCGCGAGAAGCGGCTCCAGGGGCTTGCGCTCAAGGCGCTGAAGCGCCGCAAGAAAGCTGAGACGGATGGCGCAGCCAGCATCGCGTACGACTTCGCGGCGGCCGGCTACCTCGACGAGATCCTGACTGCGCTCCTCGTCGATCAGGAAGGCGTCTGCTTCGCCTGCGAGGATGCGCCCACGGGGGCGGACGGACGCGCATCGTTCTGTCCGCTGCACCGATGACCGCCGACCTCGCCCGCCCCGGCCCCTCCCCCGAACTGGTCGAGCGCGTCGCCAGCGTCAAGGCGTACAGCAAGGCGACGATCACGGAGGGCACGCGGGAGAGCTACAAGCGCCTCTTCCGGGGCTTCACGGCGTGGTGCCAGCAGATGGGCGTCCCGTCGCTGCCATCGACGCCCGAAGTCATCGCCATGTACCTCGCGGCCCTGGCGGACGGTCAGGTCGTGGTGCGCTGGACGCATCCGAAGACCGGGACCACGCGCGAGGTCTCGCGCCCACGGAAGGCCGCCTACATCGAGAAGGCGTACTACGCGATTCGCTTCCACCACGCCGAGCACGGCGATGAGCTACCGCAGGCGCACCCCGGCATCGTGAAGGTGATGAAAGGGATCCGGCGCAAGCTTGGCACCGCGCAGAAGAAGGCGCAGCCGATGACGATCGAGCTGCTGCGGGAGATCCTCACGAAGTACCACCGGCACCCGCCGGAGAACGAGCTGCGCGACAAGACGATGCTCGCGCTCCAGGTTTGGGGCGGCCTGCGCCGGGGGGAGCTGCTGGCCATCCGCATCGAGGACCTGGAGTTCTCGGAACACGGCGTCATCGTCCACCTGCCGCGATCCAAGTGCGACGCCGAGGGCAAGGGCGCCATGGTCCCCATCCCGCGCGTCAAGGACCCCACCATGTGCCCCGTGGGCTACGTCGAGCGGTGGATCGCCCACCTGGCCGAACTGGACATCCGGTCGGGCTGGCTGTTCCGGCGCGTCAACGGCGACGGCCTGATGGGCGCCCAGCGGATGCACCCAGACTCCTGGGGGCCGCTCATCAAGGCCATCGCGGACAACGCCGGGGTCGACGCGAGCCGCATCACGACGCACTCGCCCCGGGCGGGGTTCGCGACGAGCGCGGCCCACAAGGGCAAGACGCTGGAGCAGATCATGCGCCACGGGCGGTGGACGAGCGAGCGGCAGGCGCGGAGCTACATCCGGCCGGCGACGGTGTGGGTCGACAACGCGGCGGAAGGGCTGGCCGATGAGTAGCGAAACGTGGGTCAACGGGCATCTGATCTCGACCGAAGCGCGCGAGACAACCTCCCACGCGGGCCGCTTCCGCTTCTCGGTGAAGGTGGACGGCAATCCGCTCAGGGACCGCGGTGGACGCGTCCGCACGTTCGCTACGCGCGTGGGGGCCCACAAGGCTGGCCTCCGCAGTCTCGGCGCGTGGTGGTCGCCAGGTACCACTGGGCCAGGCGGCCTCAGTGTGGAAGCCTCCGCCGATGACTACAGGCGCGGCGGTGGTACGAAGCGAGACTGAATGAAGTGCCCCCGATGGCGAGGACCAAGAAGTGACCGTGATCGCCGCGCCCAGAGACGCCTCCTTCTACCGGAGTCCCGACACGCGGTCGACGAAGGTGCGCCATGTGCTCATGCCGGATGGGTACTCTGGGTGCGGCGTCCTGCTCACGGACGGCGACCTGCATGACGACGCGCGCAACGTCCCAGAGCGAGGCCGGTGCAAGCGCCGTGGATGTGCGGAGCGGTGGCCCGCAAGATAGAAAGCGGTGCCCCCTGTCACGCGCCGCGTCACCTCTTCGGTTGACAGCGGCCCACATCGTCGCCACCCTCGGCCGATGCAAACCCTGATGACCTGGCTGCTGGCATTCATTGCAGCCCACGCCACCCCGGCCCCCAAGTGCTCCACCGTCAACGCGGAGTGCTCCGCCGCAGTCGCCGACGTCGACAACGTACGCATCGCCGCCGCCCAGCACGCGCTGGCGGTCGCCATGGACCCCGACGAGGCACCCCTGTTCGCTGGCCCTGACGGGCGCGCCAAGACGGCGCTCGAGCTACTGGCCATTGCGACGCACGAGAGCGGTCTGCAACCGCGCCTCTGGAACAACGTCTGCCGCCCCCGCGAATGTGACGGCGGCCGGGCGACCGGAGAGCTGCAGCTTCACCTGGGCAAGTACGGCGTCGAACTCGTGACCGACCGATGGATCCGGCCCTGCACACAGATCGAACAGGCCAACTGCATCGACGCCGCCGACGTGCAGGAAGACCACCGCAAGGCGTTCATCGTCGCCCTGCACATGCTGCGCGGCGGAGGGCTCGAGGGCTACACGGGGCAGCCGACCGCGGGGCCGGCGCCTACGTGGATCCGCAAGGCCGTCAGTGACTGGGTCAACGCGCATCCGGTGCCGGTGGCGGTCGGGCTCGACTAGACCGTCAGCCTCGCCCTGCACCCCCTGGGCCCCACGTGCACGGGCCTGGCAAGGCCCTGGCGCAGCTCCAGGTAGCCGCCGCAGGCGCACGTCTGCACGCGCTCGGCCGGCAGCGGCTGGACGGCGTACGGGGGCAGCGGGGGGCGCCTGGGGGCGTGCTGGCGGAAGAGGTACCCCACCGGCAGGTACTCCGGACGGCCCAGACGCGCTGCCTCGGCGAACAGCTCGGCGATTTCGGTGGGGGTGACGATCACGTGGCTGCCTTGGTGCATCCGTCGGCGCCGCACCCCGCGCACGCGACGCAGCCGACCATCGTGTATCCGAGCGCCGCCATCCGCTCGTCGTTGCAGTCGCAGTCGAACGACTCCTTGCAGCACTCGCAGACGTGCGTGTGCACCGGGTTGCCGTTGCCCTCGACGTCCCAGTCCTTGATGGTGCGCTCCTCCGGCGTTCTCACGACTGACTCGCCAAGTCGTCCAGCCGCAGCGCCTCGATGCCGGGCCCCGTGACGTACCAGGAACCCTCGAGCCAGAAGCCCCACCCCATGCGAACGCACTCCGCGAACGTGGCGTCGCTGACGGGGCCCTCACCGGGTGGGCCCGCCTCGCGCAGGGCGATGCGTTCTTGGTCGGTGAGGCGCCTCATGGCTGACGCTCGACCATCTCGAAGAACTTGCCGAAGTCGTGCGCGGTGTAGAGCCCGATCGCCTTGATGTTGTCGGCCACGTACGCGCGCCCGAGAGCGACGACGTTCTGGCGCGCCTCCGTCCGCACCGCCTCGATCCGCCTCTTCAGCAGCTCGTACGCGTTGAACTCGCCGAGCTCCTGCAAGTCGGCGCGGTGGGCGGCGATGAGCTTGTCGATGTCGATCATCGCTTCACCAGTCGAAGGTTGGGACCTGGTGCCGGCGCCTGTCCGGCTACCAGCGCCCTCGACTCACGCGCCAACCGCTCGATGCGCGCACGCGTTGCGGTCTGCTTGCGGCGAGCCTCCTGAAGTCGCGAGCTACCGTCCCACTTCGGCGGCTTCTTCGACACGCCGTGAGCGTTGTACCAGGTGCCGGTGGTGCCCTGCAGCTGCATGGTGTGCGCGGCATGCTTGCGGACGAAGGCGCGCAGTGTGCCCTTGTGAAGCACCTTGCCAAACCCGACGGCCCGCTTGGCGACGCTGCACGTCTCGCACACGACGACGGCGATTCCAACCTGTGGCCACCTCATCGACTCAGCGCCTCCCTCGCCGCCAGCACCACCAGATCCGCGTACGCGAGGCCATCAGCGGCCTCGGTACGCCCCGCCTTGCGCAGCTCGCTCTCGACCATGCAGAGCGTGGCGTGGGCGCGGGAGAGGGAGGCGGTGTCGAGTCGGGGCGCGACGACGCGCTCGCTTCCAACATCACCCGCGCTGCTTCTCTCGTCGCTCTCAGAGTTGTCGCGCACTTGCATCATCGCCGATTGGACGGACCACCATCCTGCCACATTCAAAACGCCTCCGCCTGTGGCATTTTGCCTTGCAGGATGACGGACGGGGGCGGTAGGGTCGGGTCGTCTGTGAGGTGTAGCAACCGAGCAGACCGCTGCTTCAATCCGGGCCGCGCGATCAGTCTACGGGGCCGGTCCCCCTCCGGCGATTGCTACCGCGTGGTCCTCGAGCGGTCCGGATTGAAGCAGCGTCGTCCTCTCGCCGAAAAGGGGTCTGTCGATGCAAAGCGCGGCTGCGGTGTCTGCTCTGAACGGTGACGCGGAGGTAGCGGCATGATGGCCGCGCAGCTGCCGAAGCCTCCCGAGCTTCGCTTCTTTCCGCTGCACGACATCCTCGAAGGCCCCGCTTGCACATGCTCCCAAGGGGCTGCGTGCGAGCGCATCGGTAAGCACCCGGCCGTGCGCTGGCGCACCTACGACGAGAACACGAAGGCCCAAGGAGGCGGCTACGGCATCCAGACGGGCCACTTCAACGGCATCTTCGTCATCGATCTCGACGTCAAGCCAGCCAAAGATGGCAAACCGGCCAAGGACGGCATCGCCGCACTGCTACAGCTCGCAGCCGGGCAACCCATCCCCGACACGCTGAGCGTGCTCACGCCCTCGGGCGGCGTGCACCTGTACTTCCGCCTGCCACCCGACGTCTACGTGCCCACCAGCCACAGCGTGCTGGGCCCCGGAATCGACATCCAGAGCGAGGGCAGCTTCGTCGTCGGACCCGGCTCCCCGCACAAGCTCGGCGGAGTCTACAAGGAGGAGCCTGGCGGCGTCCTGGCCGATCCACCCGACTGGCTCCTTGAGCTCGTCGTCGGACAGCCCAAGCCTCGACAACCGCTGACGACCGAGCACTACACCGTCGACCCCGAAAGCCCCCGAGGCGTCCGGGCCATCGCGTGGGCCAAAGAGTACCTGCTCAAGGCCGAGCCGGCCGTGCAGGGGCAGGGAGGCAGCAACAGGTTCTTCGCCGTCTGCTGCCATCTGATGCTCTCCGCGCTGCCGCTCGACACGCTCAAGCACCTCATCGAGGAATACTACAACCCCCTCTGCCAGCCCGAATGGTCCGAAGAGGAAATCGATCACAAACTCGCCGACGCAGACAGAATCGAGACCAGCCCCCGGGGCCTCTGCTCGCCGGACTTTCTCGATCAGATGTACCGCCGGACCAAGAACACGTCCGCGCGAGAACCCGATCCAACGCACGAGTACAGCTTCGAGCCCGGGATGCGCGGCAACACCGAAACGCGCAAAGCATCGCTGGGCGAAGTCACGGCCGATCTCTTCGACCACGAGGATTGGGCGGGCGTCTTGATGTTCGACAGCCTCCGCGACCGCGTTGTTGCCGTCAATCCGCCGATGCGGATGGATGCCGAGACGCCTGCAGGTCTATCGAACAACGACGTGCAGCTGGTGCGCGTGTGGCTCGAGTACCACGGCAAGAAGCTCAACGCGCAGGACGTCAGCGCAGCCATCGAAGCCGTCGCTCGGCGCCGCAAGTTCAACCCCATCCAAGACATGCTCGAGTCACTGCAATGGGATGGCGTGCCGCGTCTGGATCGCGTGCTGCCCGAATACTTCCAGTCCGCCGACGGTCCTTACGAACGCGGCATCGGACCCCGCTGGTTCATCTCGCTGGTTGCGCGGGCCATGACACCCGGCTGCCAGAGCGACTGCACCCTTGTCCTTGAAGGAGAGCAGGGCGATGGCAAGACCCGAGCCTTCCGCACGTTGATGCGCGATCCTTCCTGGTACGCGCTCTGCTCGTGCGGCGTCGACAGCAAGGACTTCTTCGAGAACCTGCGCGGCGTCTGGCTGATGGGCTTCGACGAGCTCGACTCCCTGAGTCGCGCGTCGCTGACGAAGGTCAAGACCGTCCTCACAGCGACAAGCGACAGGTACCGGCAATCGTACGGGCGCAACTCCGCCGACTACCTCCGAGCATGCGGCTTCTGCGGCTCGACCAACGGCGCGCAGTACCTCAACGATCCAACCGGGGCTCGGCGATTCTGGCCCGTCAAAGTGCTGCGAGAGATCGACTACCAACGCATCGCCAGCGATCGCGACCAGCTCTGGGCCGAAGCGTTCGAACGTTGGAGCGAAAGAGAGGCGTGGCACGTCAACACGCCGGAGCTACTCGCGCTCTGCAAGGACGAGCAGGAAGCGCGCCTCGAGATCGACGGCTGGGAGGAGAAGATCCAGCGTTGGTTCGACGACCCCACCAAGTTCTCCCGCACCGCCGTCGTCGTCGAACCGGGCAGCGTGTTCAAAGGCGTCAGGCCCTTCGACGGCTCCCAGGGGGTCACGACCGCCGACGTACTGGAGCACGCCGTCGGCAAGCTTGTCGGTCAGTGGACCACCGGGGACGCGATGCGCGTTGGAAAAATTCTGCAGCAACGGCTCAAGATGAAACGCACACGAATTAGAACTGGAAAAAATACCCTAGAATGGCGCTACCTGTTTTCAACTACTTAGCTCGTTTGTTCCCGCCTGATCCCACCTAAAGGGCTACCCCCTGGAGGGGGTGAAACCGTACTGGCTAGCGTGCTGTACCATACCGTACACGTAAGACATACATACAGGTAGGAACAGTAGGAACGTTGGAACTAGGAATGAATTTCAATGAGTTGCAAAGTTCCCACTGTTCCTACCTGTCCAATCGCGGTTTTCCTGCCGATCCGCGCCGTTTCCGCGCTCAACGCGAGGGAGCACTGGTCAAAGTACGCTCGCCGGGCGGCCGAGCACCGCGCCCTGGCGAGGATGCTGCTGACGGCACCGCTGCGCGGCATGTCGCTGCCCGTGCGGGTGACCTTGACGCGCGTGGCGCCCAGGCAGCTTGACGACGACAACAACCAGGGGGCCTGCAAGAACGTGCGCGACGGCATCGCCGACGCCCTCGGCGTCGATGACCGCACGCCGCTCGTGATCTGGGTGTACGAGCAGCGTCGGGGCAAACCGCGCGAGTACGGTGTCGAGATCGTGGTCGAGAAGATTTCGTCTTGACGCCACGCTCGTCCGTCTGTAGAACCTTTTCTCCAGTGGCTTTCAAGAGCGTCAAGCTGAGCGAGACGGCGTACAACGAGATCGGCGAGCTTCAGGCGCTTCTCGTCAAACACGGAACCGGGGTACTCCCGGTCTCGTTGCGACCCGACAAAACCTCTTTCGACAGCGTCGTGCGGATGGCCGTTCGAGCGCTGCGCAAGCGAGTGCGTACGTGAGACCTTCAGCACAGATCCCGCAATGAGGCTCTCCGCCTCCCAGATCCAGACCTTCACCGAGTGCCAGCGCAAGTGGGCGTGGCGAGTGCTCGATGGCGTCGAGGAGCCGCCCAACAAGGCAGCGGAGCTCGGCGGCCAAGTGCACGCCGAACTCGAGAAGTACCTGCGCGGAGAGTCGATCGACTTCACGACCGAGCTTGGCTACATCGCGGCGTCCGGCTTGCAGCACCTGCCCGCACCCGGCACACCGGGGCTTCTCATCGAACAAGAGTTTCATTTCGAGGGCCCTTCGGGGCACACCTACCTCGGTTACAAAGATCTCGAAGAACCCGGCATCGTCACCGATCACAAGACCACGAGCGATCTGCGCTGGCAGAAGACCGAGGACGAGCTGCGCCTGGACATCCAGGCGACGCTCTACGCGGTCGACTACTTTCGCAAACACCCGGAGGAGCCGCATGTCGGGCTGCGATGGGTCTACTACCAGACCAAGAACACGAGAAAGAGCGCGGTCACGCACATTCGCGTGAGCCAAGCCGAAGTCTGGCAACGTTTCCTCGCGATCGAACAGATCGCCGAGCAGATGGATGCCGCGACGCAACCGAAGGAAAACGGAGAGCCTGTCCGAGCTCTCGATCTGCCGCCGAACATCAACCATTGCAGCGCCTACGGTGGGTGCCCTCATCAGGGGCGCTGCAATCTCAGTCCTTTCGACAAAATGAGGTCCCACGTGGAACAGAACAAGCTCACGGCCCTGCTCAAGAACAAGACCAACGGCGCTGCTCAGCCGGCGCCCGGCGCTGCCCCCGCAGCGGCTCCCGCACCCGCCGCCGTGCCGCTGGCCTTCCAGCCCGGCGGCGCGCATCACGGGACCGCTGCGGCGAGCGCGCCTCCGAGCGGCGGCAACAAGCTCCTGGCCAAGATGCGTGCAGCCGGGGCTCCTGCGGCAGCGGCCGTCGCCGTCGTGCCGGCGGCCATCAATCCGCCCGAGTTCCAGCCGCCCCCCGCTGCCGCGCCCACGCCAGCCCCTGCTGCGGCTTTGCCGGCCACCGTCGCCGAGGCAGGCCAGGAGCTCGCGGCGTCGCTAACGGCCGGAGAGGCCCCCGAGGCCAAGCGCGGTCGCGGACGCCCGTCCAAGGCGTCCCTGCCCTCGACGGGGCTCGCTCCGAAGATCAAGACGCTCTACATCAACTGCGGCCCCGTCGGCGTCGAGATCGTGGACGCCTCGCAGATCATCGTGCTGGCCAAGCAGCGCGTCACGGCCGAGCGCGGCCTGGCCGACTACCGCTTTGCCGACTTCGGTCACGGCCCCGGCATGCTTGCCGTCGCGGCGGTCGCGGCGCTCGACGCGCTGCCCGGTGTGCTGCCGGCGGTGCGCCTCGACACGACGACGCCCGAGGGCGCTGTCATCGCCACGGAGTTGACGGCCCGCGCCGAACTGGTGGTGAGGTGAACGAGTGCACGTGCGAGGGACCGGGCCAGTGCCAGGTCCACGACGTCACGCCCGAGAACACACCCGGTGACGTGCCGGAAGTTCTGCACGACGACAGCCGCCTGTGGGACGCGGTCTACGCGGCGGCGTGGGTGTCGGACTTCCGAGCCGCGAGGGCAAACGGAGAAAGCTTCGGTAGCGCGCTGGAGAAGGACCATGCCAAGGCGGCGCGCAGGATCGCGGACGCAGCGGTGGCGCAGCTCAGGCGACGATGAACGCTTCTCCGTTTCGCAGCCTGGTCGTCGAGGACACTCGCGAGGTCGAGCGCATCGCGCGGCTGCCCAGGCGCGTGTGGCCCGAGCCGGACGCTGCGCGTCTGGCAGAGATGCTCACGCTGGAGTTCAAGACGCCCGGCGGGACCATGGCGCTGCGTCCGGTGCAAGCCATCGCACTGTACGAAGCGATGGAGGCTGGGGGCCTGTTCGGACCCATCCGCGTGGGCGGTGGCAAGACGCTCGTGACGCTGCTGCTGCCTCTGGTGCTCGAGGCCAAGCGGCCGATCTTGCTCTTGCCCGCGGCTCTCGTTCAGAAGACCTGGCACGACTACAAGCTCCTGCGCGAGCACTGGCGGTTGCCGACCAACATCCAGATCGAGTCCTACGAGATGCTCTCGCTCGTGCAGAGCGCTCGCAAGCTCGACTACGTCAAGCCCGATCTGATCGTGGCCGACGAGGTGCACTACCTCAAGAACCATCGCGCGGGACGCACACGTCGCGTCGTGCGGTACATGGCGGCGAATCCCGAGACGCGCTTCGTTGGAGTCTCGGGCACGGTGATGAAGGGCTCGATTCGAGACTTCGCTCACATCCTGCGCTGGTGCCTCAAGTCGGGCTCGCCGATCCCGGTCAGCGATGACGAGGTCTCAGCCTGGGCCGATGCGCTCGACGAGAAGGTCAACCCGCTTGGCCGGCGGCAGGCGGGAGCGCTGCTGTCGATCGGAACGGCTGAAGGCGAAGACGAGCTCGTGCGCGTGCGACGCATCTTCCAGTCGCGCCTGCTCGAGACGCGCGGTGTCGTGGCTTCGGCCAAGAACGACGGCGTCACCTGCAGCCTGCGCGTCTCGGCGCTCGAGTACGAGCCCGCGGACGTGACCGTGGAGCACATCCGCCAGATGCGCGAGGGCACCAAGGATTGTCACGGCAAGTACGTCGTGCGGCCGTGGACGACGCCCGATGGCTGGACGTTTGCGACGCCGCTCGAGTTCCGGATGTACCTGCGGCAGCTCGCTCTGGGTTTCCATTCGGTCTGGGATCCGCGTCCGCCCATCGAATGGAGCACCGCCCGGCGCGAGTGGGCGACCTTCGTGCGCGACACGCTCGCCGAGTCCGAAGTGCTCGACACCGAGCTGCAGGTGGCCAACGCCGTGGATGCGGGGCGGCTGCACACGCCGACGCTCGATGCGTGGCGCGCGGTGCGCGACTCGTACAAGGTGCAGCCCAAGGACGTCTGGCACGACGACACGGCCCTGCAGGCGTGCGCGGCGTGGATGGAGCGGCAGAAGGGGATCGTCTGGTGCGAGCACGTCTTCTTCGCTCGCCGCTTGGCGCGCGAGACGGGAGCGGCGTACTACGGCGCGCAGGGCTTGAGCGACAGCGGCGAGAGCATCACGCTCGTCAAGCCAGGCAAGGCGATCATCGCCAGCGTGAAGGCCAACAGTGCAGGCCGTAACCTGCAGATGTTCTCGACCAATCTCGTGAGCTCCTTCCCGCCCGATGCGCTCACGGCCGAGCAGATGATCGGCCGCACGCACCGCGACGGCCAGGAGGCTGACGAGGTCGCGGTCGACTTCCTGCTCGGATGCCGTGAGCACTACGACGCCTTCAACCGGGCGCTTGACGGCGCGCGCGCCGCAGCCGACACGCTGGGCCACGATCAGAAACTTCTCTTAGCGGACCTTTGCTTACCCGACATCGACAACCGAAGAGGGCCCCTCTGGGGCTAGGAAGAAAGAACAAGAACATGACCACCGGCAATTTGTTTGCGGGACTGCGCGACGCCAAGACCTTCGACAGGGGCATCTGGCTCAAGGAAGGCAAGTACGAGGTGCGCGTCAAGCGCGCGATCTTCAAGAAGACGCGCGCCAAGGGTGACGCGTTCATCATGGAGTTCACGGTCGAGAAGTCCGACTACGAGTCGGCCAAGGCAGCGGCCATCAAGTCGTTCAACGGACAGCCCTTCGACATGAAGGAACTTGAGAAGCTCCTGCCCAACCAGCAGGGCACCACGGCGTCGTGGTACCAGTCGCTCAAGGACATCGACATCGGCTTCGGTGCGCTCAAGAGCTTCGCCGCTGGCATTCTCAGCCAGAAGCCGGAGGATCCGGAGTTCATCGAGGCCGTCGAGGGCTTCATGAACTCCGTGGTCAACGAGGGGGCCATCAACGGTTTCCTCATCCCCGTCGAGGTCGTGACCGTCAAGACGAAGGCGGACACCGACTTCAGCTTGCACAAGTGGGGCGCGATCATCGATCAGGGGCCGGCGGCGCAGGCGCAGTAGTGCGCGGTGGGTGTGTCGCAGCAGATGCACCCGGAGCTGTGGAGGGCGCTTCGCCGCGTCGGTAGAGGCGAAGCGCCCGGCAGCCCGGAGCTACGAGATGCGCTTTTCAAGCGCAAGTTGGCGGAGTGGATTCCGGGCGAGAGCGGCTGTCGATTGACGACACGTGGCGAAGCCGCCTTGAGGGAGCGATGAAAGTCGGCGAACCAACCAAGCTAGGCACTCCGAGAAAGCCGCGGGGCGCACTAAGCAACCTGCCTCGCGAAGAACGGTTGCGAGCGAAACGGGCGGCGGACAAGTCCTATTATCTGAAGCGGGCTGAAGAAAATCCGGAAGCGCATCGCCTCAGAAAAGAGAAAATAGCGAAGAGAAAACGAGACAACTACGCCAAGAACAAGGCAGAGAACTCCGACGCCTACCGCAAGTGGTTGAACGAGCGAGCCGCGCAACTTCGGGATGCGTTGTATGGGCTCGTCCCAGGCCAATGGGATCGGATGTTGATAGAGCAATCCGGTTGCTGTGGCATCTGCAATGAGCCGATGCTTCGCCCCCATGTTGACCACGACCACGTAACCGGCAAAGTCAGAGAGCTGCTGTGCAGCAGTTGCAACAGAGGGCTGGGCGGCTTCAAAGACAGACGCAGCATTTTGTTTAGGGCCATCTCATACCTTGCGAGGCATGGTCGATGAACGTTTTGGCATGGGACTCTGAGACAGCTTTGTTCAGGCCGGGTGTGATGGCTCCGGAAGCGGTTTGTTTCACGTACCAGCGTTTGGGTGAGGAGCCTCAGATCATCCACGCCGACGATCCGCAGGCGCTGCCGCTCGTCGTGAGCTGGCTCACCGATGTGCAGCTGCTGCTCGTCGGCCACCATGTCGTCTACGACCTCGCCGTGCTGTGCGCGAAGTGGCCGGAGATCGTGCCCCTGGTGTTCAAGTCGTACGACGACGACCGGATCACCTGCACCAAGCTGCGGCAGCAGCTGCTCGATATCGCGGCCGGCGAGTTTCGCGGGTACCTGCACAAGTTTCAGAAGCGCGTGTGCAACGAGCACGAGGAATGCGATCCGGATACGTGCCCGCAGGCTGTCGAGAAGCGCGGCGCGCGGTGGATGCCGCACGACTACACGCTCGACGCGCTCACGTACCGTGCGACGGGGCGCAGGCTCGACAAGGACACCTGGCGCCTGCGGTACGGCGAGTTTCTCCACACTCCTCTATCCGAATGGCCCGAAGGCGCGCGGACGTACCCGCTAGAAGACGCGCGGGCGACGCTCGACGTGTTCCTCAAGCAGGAGGAGCACGTGCAGTACATCCCCGACCAGTTCCGCCAGGCGCGGGCGGCGTGGGCGCTGCACCTGACGAGCGTGTGGGGGTTGCGCACGCACGCGCCGGGCGTGGACAAACTCGAGCAGGAGACCCTGGGCGCGCTTGCGGCCATCGAGGGCGACCTCAAGGCGGCGGGCCTGGTGCGCGCGGACGGCTCGCGCGACACCAAGAAGGCCAAGGCGCTCATGGTGCAGGTGTGCGAGCAGCTCGGCAAGCCGGTGCGCCTGACGGCCAAGGGCGGAGTGTCGCTCGACTCCGACGCGTGCGAAGCCTCCGAGTACGACCTGCTCGAAGACTACGCCGAGCTCACGTCGCTCAAGGCGGTGCTGGCCAAGGACATCCCCGTGCTCCGGGCGGGGACGCAGTATCCGGTGCACACGACCTTTGGCCTAGCTGCTTCGGGTCGAGCCACGTCGAGTAGACCGAATGTCCAGAACTTCGCGCGGAAGACGGCAGGCGGTACATGACTTCCGACAAGCCTTGTAAGGTGTATGGCTCCTTCGAACGTTACGACAACGCTCCGCACAAGTGCGTTCCGTGCAATAGAGAGCGCGGGCGCAAGTACTATGCTGCTAACCCCGCACGCGGGAAGGCCAACGCCAAGAACTACCGAGAAGCCAACAAGGAGAAGATACGAGAGCAGAAGCGGTTGGACGTTGATCGCAGAAGAGCGTGGCAGAAAGCTTGGCGCGAACGAAACGCGGAACGCGTTCGGTGCAAGGAGCGCGAGTGGTGCGCCGCTAACGTCGAACGCGGCATGTTTCGGCGAGCGAAAGAACGTGCCAAGAAACTTGGGTTGGACTTCAATCTGGACGTGTCTGACATCGTCATTCCTAAGATTTGTCCGTTGCTCGGCATCGTGCTGGAACGCAAGCCCGGAGTGCAGGCCGATAGCACGCCTTCGCTAGATCGTATTGACTCGTCGCTTGGATACGTGAAGGGCAACGTCTGGGTCATTTCTTGGCGCGCGAACAACATCAAGAGCGACGCAAGTCTTGAAGAGTTGGAGATGCTCTTGGCAGGGCTGGAACGGGCCCGTCGTCTCCGATTGGTGGTGGGCTGATGGGCATTCGAGAGTGTTTCATCCCGAGACCCGGCAAGGTCTTCGCCCAGGCGGACTTCTCCGGCCTCGAGCTCCACACCCTGGCCCAGTGCTGCGTCACGCTCTTCGGGCAGTCGCACCTGGCCGAGGTGCTCAACGCCGGCTTCGACGCGCACACGGCGTTCGCGGCAAGCATCCTCGGGATCTCGTACGAGGAGGCTGTCGCGCGAAACGAAGCCGGAGACGAGGCGGTCGACAACGCGCGGCAGACGGCCAAGGTCGCCAACTTCGGCTTCCCCGGTGGCCTCGGCGCAGAGAAGCTGTGCCTCTTCGCTCGCAAGACCTACGGCGTGCATCTGACCGAGGAGCGCGCCAGAGAGCTCAAGGCGCAGTGGCTTGAACGTTGGCCCGAGTTGAAGCTGTTCTTTCAGCACGTCGGCGACTTGGTCGACGAGGATACGGGCGAGGCTACTGTGCACCAAGTCTTCTCCAACAGGATGCGCGGAGGGTGCCACTACACGGCCGCGTGCAACACGTACTTTCAGGGTCTGGGTGCAGATGCGGCGAAGCGTGCGACGTACATCGTGTCTCGTGCGTGTTACGCGGAGTCAGCGAACGTGCTCTACGGATCGCGGATCTGCAACATGATCCACGACGAGTTGATCCTTGAAGTAGACGACGACTTTCGTGCCCACGACAAGGCCATCGAGCTTGGTCGTTTGATGGTTGCGGGAGCGAACGAATTTCTTCCGGATGTCCCTGCCCGCGTGAAGCCTCTTCTCGCGCGGTGCTGGTCGAAGAAGTCCAAGCCGGTTTTCAAGGACGGGAGGCTTGTACCGTGGGCGGCTTGAATAACAGCGGGGAGTCCCTCGTCCAACCCACCGACCGCGAACTGCGCGGCCACGCGCGACCGAGGACGGGAGCAGGAGCGATGACAGTGGCGAGACCCTTCACAAAATGGGCAGGCGGGAAAACCCAGCTGCTACCCGAACTGCGCCGCCGCGTCCCGTCCTACTTCGGCCACTACTGGGAGCCGTTCGTCGGCGGCGGCGCGACGCTCTTCGACGTGCTGCAGCAGGGCCGGACGGCCGATAGCGACAGCGCGGGTACGACCGGCGACAACGTCACGATCAACGACAGCAACAAGTGGCTCATCGCGACCTACCGCGCCACCCGCGACAACGTGGTGGGCGTCATCGCGTACCTGCGCGAGTACGAGGCCGGCTACCGCAAGGGCGGCGCCGAGTTCTACTACGAGGTCCGCAGGCGCAACCCGATGCTGCTCGTCGACCAGGCGGCGGCCTTCATCTTCCTCAACAAAACAGGGTTCAACGGCCTGTTCCGCGTGAACAAGGCCGGCGACTTCAACGTGCCGCACGGCAAGCGCGCGGGAGAGGTCACCATCTGCGACGCCGAGAACCTGCACGCGTGCTCGCGCCTCTTGCAGGGGGTCCAGATCCAGCACGGCGACTTCGAAGCGCCGCCGGGGGTCAGTGGCTGCGCGAAAGAGGGCGACTTCATCTACTTCGACTGCCCGTACTGGCCCGTTAGCGCCTCGTCGGACTTCACGGCCTACACCAAGGAACCCTTCGGGCCCGCTGAGCAAGAGAGGCTTCGTGACTTGGCGTTGCGACTGAAGGCGCGAGGCTGCCGCGTGCTGCTGTCCAACGCAGACGTGCCGCCCGTGCGGGCGCTGTACGCGAAGGGCTTCACGATCGAGCGAGTCGAGGCCCGTCGCGCCATCAACTCCGACGCCTCGAAGCGCGGTAACGTCGGTGAGCTACTGATTTGTTGAATAGGCGCGCACCCGCGCCGTCGAACGTTTCGGAGGTTGAAGATGGCGAAGAAATCTTTGCAGGCGCTGCGCAGAGAAGCGAATCCGGTGGCCGAGCCCAAGACGATCGAGCTGCCCCTGAAGTACGCTCGGTCGCTGGAGGAGTGCGCGGGCGCGCTGGCGGGACTACTCGACGAGGCTCCGTCGATCGACGGTTTGCGCCGGGCCAAGAAAGCGCTCAAGCGCAACTGCGACATGCAGAGCAAGCTGGCGAACGACATCAAAGACCTTCTCGACATCTGGGAGTGACCATGGCCTCGAAAGACACCCGCGCCGCCAACGGCGCCGCCGGCAAGACGGACCTACTGCTGTTCGACCCCACGACGCTCGTCATCGTCGAGGACGAAGGCAGCGCGCTGACGGCGAAGGAGGCGCACGCCCTCGACGAGGAACTTGACGCTGGCGGCGTGCTGGCGCCAACGAAGAAGCCCGGTGACCTCGCGTGCGTGTGCTGCGCGAAGGGACGGCCGTCGTGAGCCTTCACGAGAAGAAGCGCGCCGAGAACGTGGCGCTCGACGAGCGGGTGCTTGCCGCGATCAGGACCAAGAGCGGCCTCACGCTCCGCGGCGTCTGCGTCGCCGTCACCCTCTCGAACCCGAGCGGGAGCATCACCGATCGGCAGGTCGATCGCTCTCTGCAGCGTCTGCGCAAGAAGAAGCTCATCAAGTTCGGCGGCCCCGGGACGACGTTCTCCGGCTGGAGAGCGACGTGACCAAGACCCTCCGCCGCGCCCTGGTCCGCCTCGCCCGCGAGAAGATCATGGCCTCGACCAGCTCACTGTTCGACGATCTCTGCAAGCTCGGCTTCGCCGAGTCGCTCGGCCTCATCCCGACGCCCGGCGCCGTGCGCTGTACGAGCATGCGCGCCGGCTACAAGATCACCGAGGCCGGGGCGGCGCGGGCGAGTCTGTACGACGAGGATGGTAGGCCGAAGATGGTGGAGGAGACATGAAGGCGTACGTGGCGGGTGCGTGGGTGGAGCAGCATCAGCGGTCGCGGCCGATGATCGCAAAGCTGCGCGAAGCGGGCATCGAGATCACCTGTGACTGGACTCAGGCCGAGGGAGACGTGTGCGCGTGCGGGCATCACCGCAGCGTGCACTACAACAGCGGCGAGGGCTGCAAGGGCGACGGCCTGACGATCGCGGCGTGCTCCTGTCTGGGTTTCAACGGTATCGGTTCCGGCGGCGACAGCCTGCTCACCGACGCCGACCGCCGCAAGTACGCCCAGGCCGATCTCGACGGCGTGCTTGCGGCCGACATCGTCTGGCTGCTCGCGGCCAACGACAGGGGCGCGTGCGGCAGCTGGGTGGAGTTGGGGGCGGCGCTGGTGGCGCGGCAGATGCGCGCAGGCGAGGATGGGGGACCGTGGCCGCTCATCGTCGTCTCCGGTCCCAAGTGCAAGTGGACCATCTTCACCGAGCTGGCCGATCGCCTGTTCGAGACGGACGAGGAAGCGTTGGCGTACGTCGTCGGGCTGCATCGGGGGTCGCCGTGACTCCGATCGCGAAGGGCGAAGCTACGGCCTATCGCGAACGCTGGCCGTCGTGGGTGCACGAGGCGTTCAAGATCGAGCCCGTCGTCAACGAGCAGGGCAGTCACTTCGTGGAGATCGCCTGCACGATCGAGCTGAAGTGCCTGCTCGTGACGCTGCCCATCGATCTCCGGCACGATCCGCCACCCGCGCTGCTGCGCGAGATGCGCGTGCACATGAAGGGGCACGCGTTCGAGCCGCAGTGCGAGAAGGGAAACAAAGCGTGACCCTCGACGCCCGTCTCGCCATCGCCGAGGAGATCATCAGCCCGCACCAGCTCAACGGGCGGGTGGCGATCGACGCCATCCGCGAGGCACGGCAGGCGCTCAAGGACGTGCTGCTGCCGGGGTGGTTCTGTCAGGCAACGATGCCGGATGGGAAGAAGTGCTTGGTGTGGACCGGCACGGAGAAGGGTGCGACGAGCTGCCGCGCGTGCGGAGCGTCCCGATGACCCACCACTGCCACGCCCTCGGCTGCAAGTCGCCCTGCCCGCCGCGCTGGCTCATGTGCCGCGCGTGCTGGTCGAAGGTGCCACCCGATCTGCAGGCGGAGGTCTACCGCACCGTATCGCTGCGAGGCCCGCACGCGGACGCCTCGTGGGCTCCGTGGTGGCGCGCGCAGGCTCGAGCGATTGCGCACGTCGCCATGCTGCGGGAGCCGAACGAGGCGCGGCGCGATGCGTACCTCGCGCGGGAGCTGGCGTTCGCGGATACGCTGGAGGCGCGATGAAAGCAGAGCGACACAAGTTCAAGCGATGCGTCCTGCCACCGGGACAGGATACCTGCTGCATCTGCAATCGCGGCATGCGCGAGGCGGTCATGGCGCGCGTGGTGGGCGAGCCGCCCATCTACGAGTACGGCTACTGCCTGCGGTGCGTGAGGGCACTGCACAAGGCGGCGTGTGCGCCGTCGAAGAAGTCCAAGCGATGATCTCCGATGCCGAACTGCTCGCCGGCCTGGCCTTCCTGCAGATCCACGCCCACCCCGCCTACCACGGGGCGCTGCACATGGCCGAGGGAGCGTGCAAGCAGATCCGCGCCGACATCCAGCGGGGCGAGTTGCGGATGCGCGCGGCGGACGAACTGGAACTGTCGGTGCGCGCGGCGCTGGCCATCCGGCAGCTCGGGGTCAAGACGGTGGGCGACTTGGAGCAGCTGCTGGACAAGATCGATCTGTCGTCGCGCGACGCCAAGCGGGCAGGCTTCGGCAAGAAGTGTCTCAAGGAGTGCCGCGAGGTGCTCAAGAATCTCGGGCTGGAGCTGAGACGATGAACCTCGACGAGATGGCGAAGACCGACGGCCAGGGGCGCGACGTGCTGGAGCGACGCATCGCGGAGCTGGTCGCCGAATGCCGCGAGCTGCGCGAGAAGAACGCCGCACACGTCGGCGTCTGCCTCATCTTGGCGCGCGACAACCAGCAGATGCTCGACAACCTCACCGCGACGCAGACCCGCTGCACCGAGCTGCTCGAGCAGTACCGCACGGCGCTGGCGTGCGGGTACGGCGGCGGACTGGAGAAGAAATGACGACCAGCCTTCACGTCTGCACCGGCCGGCGTCACTTCGCTGGGCGACGTGTTCCAACTTCGCGTCTCGCGCAGCCCAAGTGCACCACATGCCGCAGGACGCTCGTGTGGAACCTGACGCCGTGGAAACGCGTCAAGGGCACGGTGCGCTCGCGAAGCAACCGGATGCGCACCGAGGAGCGAAAGGTCGCCATCCGGTGCGCGTGGTGTCTGCAGCTACTCTGCCCGAAGTGCGCGAGGCTGCATTTCGCGCCGATCATGAAGGCGCAGATCGCTGTCGACAAGCGGCTGGCCAAGGCGGCGGCGCTGGCGCTCGACATCATGCTCGATGGGCACAAGTGATGGACCACCTGAGCCAAGACGACGCCCGCCTGCTGCGCGCCACCGTCGCGGCCCTGCGCGATCTCGGAGACCTCGACGAGAATCAAGAGCGCCACCTCGCGGCGTTTGACGGCATGCTGGACAAGTACCGACCGCTGACGCCCCGGCAGCGCGACTACGTCAAGGGCGTGGCGCAGCGGCTGGAGGTCGACGTCGAGGCGCCGCTGCTCGCCAAGGACGTGCCGGTGGGCGAGAAGCTGCGGACGCCTGTGCCGGCCGTCTTGCTGATGCCTTTGCCGAAACGGCCGCCTGGGAGGAAGTGATGCGAGGAGACATCGGAAATCCGAACGCGGTCCTGTGCGAACTGCGTCCCGCCGACGACAGCCGCAGGCGCCTCGTGCTGGAGACGCGCGGCGTCAAGCTCAAGATCGACCTGCGCATGACCGAGGTCTTCAGCCTGATGGACGAGTGCCTCGATGCGCTCGTGCAGCAGGACGACGTCGAAGATAAGTGCCCGAGCTGCAACAGCGATCCGCACACCCACGACTGCGTGCTGGTGTGCAGCCTGCAGAATGCGCTGCGGGAGTTGCGTAGGCGCGGCGCCTGAGTCGTTGTAGACTGGCCGCCGTGGACCCCGATCAGACACTGCCGCCAGATGGGCCGCCGACGATTCCGGCGCCGCCGCCGAGCGGCGCGTACGAGTTCGACTGGGCAGTGCTGGCTGCGCCGCCGTCGTGGGACGGCTTCGCCTCCGAGGAGCTCGACGATGAAACCTAGAGAGCTCGGCGGCGCCGTCACACGCGCGAGCGAGGTCCGCGTCTTCGTGGCCTACGCCAGCCACCCGGAGGGCGGCATGTACCTCTCGATCTCCGGCCCCCAGGCGCGGAGCATCGTCGAGGACGCCAAGAGCAAGGGTGTCGAGGACATCGACGTCACCATCAACGCGCGTGGCGACGTGTTCATCGGCGACGAGCACATCGTGGAGGAGGACGAGGAAGCGAACGAGTCGCACCCGGTCTGTTCGGAATGCGGCGAAGCGTGGGAAGACGGGCACGCTTGCTGATGCTCGCCGCGATCGACATCGCCTTACTCGCATCGGAATGGGCCCACGGAAGCCGGTGGCCCGCATGTCCCGTGTGTGAGGGTCCGCAGCCCGGCGGCGGTCACGAGAAGTACCTGGCGAAAGGACACGAGGACTACAAGGGCGGCCATCAAGTCGGCTGCGCCATGGACCAGGCCCTGTCCGAGCGCGGCTGGTCGACCGCGCAAGAGCGTGACGCCGCCCGCAAGCGGCTGCACGAGGCCACGAGCGCGACGGAGCCGCCGCCTGTGGGGGCGACGTGAAGGGTCGCTATCTGTTCCTGCTCGCGAAGGTCAGGGTTCGGCGAGGTCGACTGCTGCGTCTCAAGCAGCATCTCGTGATCGGCATGACGGCGGGGCGGAGGCGCTCGTGAGCTGCGTCCAAGAGTCGGTACCTCTCGGGTGGCGCGTGTGGAGGCAAGCCGCCGTTCCCGATCCGCTCGCGCAGTTCGCCATCGACGTACGCGACCACGTCCGCAGCTACCCGTACGGCAGCATCGCGAAGACCATCGTCTACAACGGGCAGACGGTCGGCGCGTTCGTGAGCCATCACTCATGGACCTACCGCAATGGCGTCCTCGTGACGGGCATCTGCATTCCGGGCGTGTCGCTGGTTACGCAGGCCACGCAGGGCGTCGGCGCCACCGAGGCCGACAACCTCGACACGCCCGACCCCACGGCCGCCGTCTACTCGCTCGACGAGCCTCCGCCGGGCATCAGCTGGCCGATCGTCGCCTTCACGGGCGCCGCCATGCTGCTGGTCGTCGGCGGCTTCTGGGCAGCCATCCAGCTCGCCGGCCGACCGCGCCTACCCTAGTGATGCAAGAGCCGCCAGAGCTCCGCGGCTCCCGCGGCCAGAGCCGCGATGACGGCCCATTCGAGCGCCTTGGCAGCCGCCTTGCGCGCCGCCCACGAGGGGAATGCCTTGATCTTGCGCCAGGTGCCCACCTCGGCCCGGAGACGCATTTCTTCGGTCACGCGCTCCACCGCGGTACGCAGGTCGTTGGGGCCGAACGGGCTGGAGGGGTCTGACGCGAGCGCCTTGAGCTGGGCGTACGTTTCGCGCAGATCGTGCGAGCCAGTGTCGTCGGTCCGGTGCGGAAAGCCGCCCTCGATGAGCACTCGCCGCAGCTCGTCGTCGGCCTTGCGCAGGCCCGAGACCTCGGCGGCGAGCTTGCCGATGGACTGCATGATCGCGCCGATGTCGTTGGCGCGCTCGACGCGCACGGCGCGAAACTCGTTCTCGACGTCTTCGAACGACTCGAGATGCCCGCTTCCGCTGTTCATCACGACGCCAGGAGATTCTTCGAGGAGGCGTAGGAGGCGATGCCAGCTCCGGCCGCTGCACCGCCGACGCTGGTTGCAAGCACAATGTTGGCGCGCGTTTCAGCGCTGGCCATGCCGCGCGTCGCCAGCCGCCCTCCAACGAGACCCACGAGCAGACCCCCGACCGCTCCTGCCGCCGTCGTCCATGCGCTACCTGCTCGAGTCATGGGGATCATCTTGCCATGGGTTCGGCTGGGGACCAAAAGCGCGGTAGGCTCGGGTCGTGATCCGCTACTACCCGATCGCGGGAGCGCCGCGGAACATCTGCGCCGGCTACGGCAATCGCACGACCAACGGCGTCACCAAGCTCCACGACGCCTGCGATCTCTGCGCTCCGACAGGGACGCCTGTCGTGGCGTGCGACGATGGCACCGTCTCGTACGGCGTCGATCCGACGGGCGGCAACGTAGCGATTTTGCACATCGCTGACGGGACCGCTTACTTCCACGCCCACCTGCTCGACGTGCAGACTGGGCAGCGCAAGGTCTCCGCGGGTCAGCAGATCGCTCGGGTGGACACCACGGGCAATGCGGCGCTCGTCGGCATCCCACATTGCCACTGGCAGATCTGGCCGGGCGGCACTTTCCAGCCGGGCACCGTTCACCCCGATCCGACGGCGGCACTACTGGCCGCCGAGGTGCTCTCGGCTCCGCTCAGCGGCGGCATCGGCGTCGCGTCCAAGGCGCTGCTCTACGCCCTCGGCTTCGCGACAGCGGTAGGACTCACGTACGGGGCGCTGTATGCTTGGGATCGGCGACAAGCATGAAGACCCGCTTCATCATCTACTGCCACACCTGTCGCGTGAACGGGAAGCAGTACATCGGTCAGACGCGACAGACGATGGAGAAGCGTTGGAGCGACCATGTGAAGCTGGCCAAGCGGAGCGTTCGTGTCGGCTGCCGGGCCCTTGCCTCCGCGATCATGAAGTACGGCGCCGACGCGTTCGACCACGAGATTCTCGATGTCGTGACCTCGCAAGAGGGCGCGAACATCGCAGAGCGGGTATGGATCGAGAAGCGCAGAACGACGTGTCCGAACGGGTACAACATCGCGCCCGTGGGGAACGCGGCGCCGCTGCATCCCGAAACGATCCGTCGAGCGAGTGAGGCTCAGAAGAGGCGCTGGGCGAACGCGTCGGAAGAGCAGCGGGCGCCGATGCTGGAGAATCTCCGACGGGGACGCGAAGGCCTATCGTTCGAGCAGTTGAGCGATCGCAGTCTGCGCGCACATGCAGCCCAGACGCCGGAGCAGCGCAGCCAGCGGCAGAAGAAGGCCTGGGCCTCGGTACCTGCCGCACGAAGACTCGAAATCGTTGCGCAGTTACTCAAGAACAAGGCCTCGGATCCGGAGATGTCTCGGAAAATCTCTGACGGCAAGAAGCGCGACTGGGCGCGCCTGACCCCAGAGCAGAAGGCGGAGCGTGTGCGGCGCATTGCCGAAGCATCTTGGAGCCCCGAAGCTCGACGCAAGCGGGGGCTCTCGTGAGCCTCGACTTCCCCGCCACCGCCAACGCTCTCTGGTCCGGCTTCACGGCCGGCAAGCTGCCACGCCCCGAGTACATCCTGCCGGTCTTCTTCTCGGAGAGCGGTTTCTCGACGAGCGTGACCAACAGCATAGGTTGCATCGGATTGAATCAGTTGTGCCCCTTCGCGTGGCCCATCCCCGCTGGCTACGCGTCGTGGTCCGCATCGCAACAGATCGCGGGGCCCATCACCTCGATGTTCGCGCAGCTCATCGCGCGCTACGGCCCCATCAACTCGGGCACGCGCGCTTACCTCGCCAACTTCCTGCCGGCCGATCTCGCGACGGCCAAGGATCTGTCGAGCGTGCTGGCGACCCGTGGTGGAGCCGTCTACTCGGCCAACTCGGGTCTCGACTACCAGAGCAAGGGGACCATCACCGTCGGCGACCTGGCGCACTTCATCGCGAAGGCTGCCGGCAACGCTGCGGTGAAGTCGGCCATCCAGCAGACCTACGCGCTCGCGCCCTCGGGCGTGGGGCCGCAGCAGGACCCCGTCTACGGTACCGACTTCTCGTCCTCGTCGCCGATCTCCTCCATCCCAGTAGCCGACATCGCCCTCGCCGCCGCCGCCGCCCTGTCGCTCGCGGGCTTAGGGTACCTGGCGTGGAAAGAGTACAAGCAGCCGGGCTACCTGCTGCCTTTCCGAGCGGCTACGGCCTAGTTTTCGCGCGCTGCCCGTTCCGGGGTAAGCTCGCACGCGTGGAGGCTGCTTCATGCCGGATGGCTCGGGTACAGGGGCTGCGCAGGACGCCACCCTGCAGGCCATCATCGCAGCGCTCGGGGGACCGATAGTCGGCATGCCCAACGGTAGCGGCACTGGCCAAGCGCAGGACGCGTCGCTGCAGCAGATCCTGGCGCTGCTGGGCGGTGGAGGCTTGGTCCCGGGCAACTACAGCTCCATCGAGGTGCCCATTGGCCTGGTCACCGCGTCGTCCACGAACAAGATCCCCAAGAACGCCATCATCAACGCCGTCTTCTTCGACAACTCGCGCGCCGGGGACGCCGCGTACTCGCCGGGCACGACGATTCAGGTCGGCATCGCGGGCAACGTCGCGCTCTTCATGAACGCAGGGCAGTCGATCCCAAACGTCCAGAGCCTCTACAGCTTCTTCGGCCTCGACATCAGCGTGGGTGCTGCGGCGGCGCCGCTGCTGGTGACCGTGGGTGGCTCTCCCGCAGTGGGCAGCGGAGTGGTCGTGGTTTATTTCTCGGTGCCTCTGACGTAGCAGGAGATCGACATGAGCGACGACTTCGCATGGTGGAGAGATCGCGATTGGATCCTGCTGCTCATCCGGCAGCTCCAGCAGGGGCTGGCGATCATCATCAACAACGGCGGCGTACCGAAGACCGCCGCCGTCATCGGATCCGGAATCGCCTACACCGTCAAGCCCACCGACGCCGTGATCGCCTTCGACTCGTCGATCGGATCGCAGGCGCAGCCGGTCGCGACGCTCAACGCAGGCACGTACATCGGCGAAGCGCACTCCTTCGTCTGGTACGGATGGGGAGGCAACCAGACGCCGCCGCTCATCCAGGGCGCGGCGGCGGGCGTGCTGATGATGCCGTACGCGGGCATGCAGACCGAGGGGATCGGGGGCCTTTCGCGCCCTTGTCGATAGTGAACGGAGAACGAGAATGAAGACCATCCGCTACGTTGCCCTCGTACTCTTCGCGCTCGTGGCGTGCTCGCATTCGGGTACCCCGTCTCCGCCCCAGGCCGCAGTCGATGCTGCCGTCGCGCAGATGCCGACCCGTCTCGCTTTTGACGAGCCAGATGCGGGGATCGTTCGGCCGCAGGCTCAGCCGATCAAGCCGGTTGCGCCGAAGAAGGTAGACACGCGCACCGCGGCGCAAAGGCTCGCCGACGCCAAGCGTGATGCGATGTCTGCGTGCCGAGGCAGCGACGGCAAGTGGTACTGCGGAGACCTGAGCAACAAGAACGGGCAGGTCCCAGCGCCGCTCATGGCGTCCGGGAATGCGACTGCCGCTCAATGCGGCCCCGCTTGCACCGTTCCGACTTGGTACATCGACGTCAGCAACACGTCGGGATGTGCGTCAGATTCGAACTCCTGTACGAGTGCCGGATGCAGCGGTGCAGGCATCGGTCCATGCCTGTCGCTCAACCAAGTCGTCGCGCGCACCGGATCGTCCACGCCGATCTATCCACGCGGACAGAGCGTCACGATCAACTTTGTCTCCGCGCCCGCGGCCAACTACGGCCCGTACTACTTCGCTCCGCAGCTCTCTGGCGGTGGCACGCTGTCATTCGTAAGCGGCGTATCGACGTCCGAGTATTACGGCCTCGCGCAGGTCGACGGCGTCAACGTGGTCTCCGCGTTCGGCGTCGACAACACGGGCGCCACGGACGTCTGCGTCACGACCCTTCCCAATGCGTTCAATACGCTCGCCGCGAACGGTCAAGCCGCATGGATCCCGGGCGGGACCTACAAGTGCTCGACGCAGATCGAGCTTCCCAGTCTGACCATCAATCAGTCACCAGACGCGACGTTCATCGGCGGCCTCGATGGTCCGTCGACCATCATTCCCGGCACGCTCTTCTACGCTCCGTTGCCGGGGACCACGAGCACGACGACACTCAATGGGAATCCCACCGTCAGTCCGTACTCCAACACCATCGTCACGACCGTGGCGTTGACAGCGGGCACGTACATCCAGATCGTGAGCGTGGCAGCCCCGACGCTCGCCGCGGTCTATCACGTCGAGTCGACCAGCACGTTCACGGCGACGCTCGATCACGCAATGCTCTACCCGTTCGTGTCGGGTGACACGGTGAACACACTATCCGGACCTCCTGTGAGCGTCACATGGCGGGGAAACGGTGGCCAGATCACGGGCAAGGCGGTCGGGTTCATCGGTGGCGCGTTCTGGAACTCGAACATCAGCGGCCTGAAGTTTAGCGGGATCAACGGCACGCACGCCGACTACCTGACGCTCTTGTCTTACGGCTCGTACAACTCCACGATGCGCGACCTGTCAGCCGACGTGACAGGCGTACGCACCGGGTTCAACGCGGGCTTCGTCGATGCTGGGCAGAGCGATCTGCTCGACAACGACTCGATCGTCGGTCCTACGTCCGTCACCGCGTCGGGGATCAAGATCGTCGATGCTCGCGCCGGCACGGCGCAGAATTGCCAGAGTCAAGGTCTGGAGTGGGGCCTCATCCTCGCGAGCGATGCCACGATCACTCCAGGCGTCGAGTGGTACCACGTTCACGGCGGCAACTTCCTGTACGGCTCGCAGTACGGCCTGTACGTCGGAGCGGGCAGCGCGAACAACGGATTCTCTGGCTCTATCGTGGCAACAGGGACGCAAGGTGGTGCTCGGCTTGATGGCACCGGCAGCGGCTCGATGGTGTCGAACACCTTCGAGCGTCTCGACGTCAGCGGGACGGCTGGCGATGGTCTGACGATCAGCGCGGGCACCAAGGGCACACGGATCGACACGCTCATCACGGACAATCCGGCTGGTGTCTGCGTACAGGCGCACGATGAGCTATGGGTCGGCTACCACCACGCGTTCACGGCGGTGACGGCTTCATCGCCGAACATCCTCAACATCGACACGTCGGGCATTGACGTCCACATCGGAGCACTCGACTGGAACTGCAGCTCCGCGAGCGGCGCCTTCACTAGCCAGGTCAACGCGGCTTCCCGCGCGACCTTCGGCAAAGGGCAGATCGTGCTGTCCACCAACAGCATCGGTCCTGCTGCGCAGCACTCCGGCTCGGTCGTCGTAGCGGACGAACTGCAAGTCGTACCGGCTGGCGGCGCTACGGGAACGATCGGCTTCTACGCACCGTCCGGCACACTGCGACTCGGTCTCGGTACGGATTCGAGCACGTGCGCGACACCGATCGATGTGACGAGCGGCTTCTCGAACCGTGGACAGACGGCGGCGGGGACTGCTGGCGGCGCAGCCATCGCGTGGCCGGATCTCAAGTCGACAGACGTCATCATCCTTACGCCTACGGCCGCGACGTTCACCGGCTGGATCAGCGCGACGTCGCCCGGGACGGGCTTCACGCTGAAGGACTCCGCGGGCGGGACGTACGGCTACTACATCCCCTGACGAATTAGCTATCGACAAGGCACACGGAATCGGCTAGCTTCGGGTTCGTGGCCAAGCCTACCGCTGCGCTCGCGCGGCTCGCGGAGCTCTCTGTCGAGGTCGACATCACCGAAGGGGTACGCAGGGCCGTATCCTACGCGCAGGACGTCATCTCGGAGCGAACCCGCAAGGGCTACGCGAACGAGTTCGCGCGCTTCGCAGCCTGGGCGGACGAGCAGAAGCTGCCCTCACTCCCGACCTCGCCCGAGATCGTGGCGGTCTACTTGGCCGCGCTGGCGGACGGTAAGGTCCGCATGCGCTGGGTTGGGCGCGGATCCATAGAGCGCGAAACGCAGACCAAGAAGACGCCCGCGACGATCGAACGGGCCTTCATAGGGATCATCCATGCGCAGCGCGAGGCGGGTCACGAGTGGCCGCGCGCTCATCCACTTCTGGCGCGAGTGATGCGCGGCATCCGGCGCAAGCTCGGGACCAAACAGAAGCGCGTTGCAGCTATCGGCCTGGCGGACCTGCGCGCACTGATCGAGCAGTGCCCCAAGACGCTCGCCGGGGCACGCGATCGGGCGATGCTATCGATCGGCTTCTTCGCGGCGTTGAGGCGCTCGGAACTGGTCGCGCTCGACGCGGCCGACATCAAGGCGACCCCCAAGGGACTCCTCGTGACCATCCGCAAGGCGAAGGAAGATCAGACGGCCAACGGTCGAACCGTTGCGCTCCCGCGAACGGAGGACGAGAGCATCTGCCCCGTGCGCCTCCTGCGGGCATGGCTCAAGGCGAGCAAGATCGAGTTGGGACCGCTATTCCGTCGCATCGACCGTGGAGGCAACCTGGGAAGCAGCGCGCTTTCGTCGCAGGTCGTAGGCATGATCATCAAGCAGCTCGCAGATGCTGCGGGCCTTGACGCCTCGAAGTTCTCGGGGCACTCGCTGCGCGCGGGCTTCGTCACCAGCGCCGCGCAGGCTGGCAAGTCATTCATGAGCATCATGAACCAGACTGGGCATCGAGACATTCGTACTGCGATGACGTACATCCGGCCCGCGACGGTCTGGGACGACAACGCCGCCGACGGTCTCGCCTGATCGGTTCCCGGCGGCGCCCGACCCGGACCGAATGCCCGAGCCGGGACGCCGCCTACCGGGCCCAATCAACCTTGCCGGCCGCCGAAGAGACTACACCGCCGTCCTGCGGTAGTCTGCGGCCATGGCCCGAGTTCAAGTAGCGTACGAGCAAGCGCACGAGTGCAAGGAAGGCTGCAACTGCGCGAAGGACAGCGGCTACCTCGACGCCGTCCAGCAATCGCTCGCCGATCTCGGCTCGGACGATCCGTCTGGCGACGTCGCCCGCCACGCCAAGTACGTCCGCGGCGCCCAGAAGGCTAGGCTCGAGCCCAAGCAGGCCGCCGCGATGATCCTCGCGATGAGCCGGCCCGACGAGGGCTACCAGCCCAGGTACAGGTTCGAGGACGTGGCGGAAACGGCGGCGCACGAGTACATCGCCGTCGACAGCCGGGGGAAGAAGGTGTTTGGGCCGACGCGGGACTACGGGGAGGCGAAGCTGCACGCAGATCGAAGCGGCGGCACGGTGCGCTTCGAGATGAGCGCCAGCGAGAGTGCGGCCGAGAAGTCGGTGCTTTACTGGCGACACGAGAACGGTCAGTGGTACGGCAGTCCGCATCGTGCTCCGTACGCGAGGGGCGACTGGTTCGCGAACGTCTTTCAGGAGCTCGGCGGCAAGTGGGTCGCGCTCGCCAAGACGGACGTCGAGCGAGAGCTGCCCGAGAACGTCGGCTCCTTTCCTTCGGAGAAGACCGCCAAGCTGGGGAGTGAGAAGGCGTACCTGGAGTTCCTGCTCAAGAACCCGGAGTACCTTCCGCTGACGTCTTCCGCCGCGCCGCCATCACCCTCCGGCCTCCAACCCGGCTCCCGCGTCACCATCGAGCTCCCACTGCGCCCCGCCGGCTCCGGCGGCAGTGGCCATCCGAAGCTCGGCTACGTCGTCAAGCTCGGCAAGCGCGGCGCGCTGGTGGCGACCGCGGACGGCGAGGAGTGGTACCCGATCGACCGACTGACGTCCGACGGGTATGTCTCGCCAGACTACGCGCGGGAGCTGCCGTACGAGAAGCCGATCCGGTTCCATCGGGGGAGGCGTGAAGGGACGTACGAGGCGAGCGCTGGACACATGGGTACGATGGTTTGCAGCCAGCGGTCACCGAATCGTCGCGCGAATCCTCCGGTGCTGCCGTGGGTGGTCATGATCAAGAAGGTCGAGATCGTTCAAGCGGCAAGCAAGCGCGAAGTTTTCCTGCTGGCTCAGGAATGGGCCAAGAGCCCAAAGCCGGCGGAGGAGCCTCCAGCAGCCGCCGAATGTACGCCGGTCATTCGTAACGGCCGGGTGGAGCGCTCGCCCGACTGCGGTTCGACAGGCGTTCGTCTCGCCTCGGCGAAGGACGTGTGGCTCATCACCAAGGACAAGTACGCGCGGCAGGGACACGAAACCTTTGAGGTGCTTGGCGCCAACCTGAACAACGAGATGGTCGACGGCCCGGTCACGGTCGCCGTCGGCCAGACGTCGGGCGTTCGCGTCGAGCCGGAGGCGATCATCATCGCGGCGCTCGGCCTGAAGAACGGTGGCAGCACCCAGATCTGGTGCTGTCACCCGCACCCAGGCGGTAGTCCGAACCCGAGCGCGGCCGACAGAAACCTCGACAAGGCGATCCGTGAAGCGTTCGGGACGCTCAAGTCGCTCGAGTACAAGGGGCAAGTGGTCTGCACGCGAACGACGTTCAAGCGCGTTTGACTCTTGCGCTCGGCAGGCAGAAAGCATTATTAGTGCTTCATGCCCGTCTCAGTGCAGCAGCGCGTGAAGCAGATCCGCGACGAGGTCCAGTCCCGCCTCGATCTCACCGACGACCAGATGAAGGCTCTAGCGAGCCACGCCGCGATGAAGATCTCCCACGCCTCGGGCGACTGGGAGGCGGGCCGGCATGTTCCCTCGCAAGGCAAGGAAGCGTGGATCATCGTCGCGGCGTTCGATCACTCGCCGGCCGAGTACGATCACGGCGAGCAGGGCGAAGAGTGGACGTATGGCGAGTCGCGCGTGTACGTGCTCTGCCCCGCCGACGTCTTCGGGCCGCTTCGTGATCAGATCGTCGCGCCGGGCAGCGAAATGGTCTGCATGCTCTACCGCCTGTTTCAGAACGGCCTGCTCATCGCCAAGCCCAAGAGCGAGCCGGCGTTCGTCGACTGCTTGTGCGACGAGTTCGAGGTTTTGAAAAACATGGCCGGAATCGGCGACGAGGACGATGAAGAAGAGACGTGGGAGTGCCCTGGCTGCGGCGCCGAGAACGACGACGACATGGGCGACGGGGACGACGAGACCGAGGCGACCAAGGTCAGCTTCTGCGCGAAGTGTGGCGCAGCCCGCGTGGAAGTCGTCCCTCAGTAGCGCCTCCTGGGCTATCCTCTGAGCCATGACCACGTCCGTCCCGTTCGATCTTCCGCCCGACGATCCGCCCGCCGAAGCCAATGGGGCTTCGGTCGAGGACGACGGTCGACGCAAGCGTTCACCGCCGAGCGGTGGCGGCAGGGGCGGCCAGCAGGAGATCCGTCGACAGCCCCCGGCTGCCGGCGCTCCCAAGCCGCCCAACCCGGCCCTGGTGCGCGCTGCCTCCGAAGACCCCGGCGATCTCGAAGCCTGGCCGCGCGACGCCTTCAAGCTCTGGCCGCGCATCATCGACCACATCGGCAAGACGAATCCCCCGCTGCAGCCCGAGGAGGTCACGATCAGCGTGACGCGAGCGCCCCTGGGGCCGTCCATCCGCGGGCCCAAGGACGACGAGGCAGCGGGCTACATCAACATGGGCGAGATCAACGGCGGAGCGGTCGCGGGCTTCGGCGGGATGACCGCGAGCGACTCGCTTCGCTACCACCTCGTCAGCCAGTTCCACTCCATCGGTCCCAACGGTAGCACCAAGGGCGCGGGGCCGTCGCACTACAAGCTCGAGTTCTCCTACGTGCGCAACGGCGCGCCCATCAAAACCGGGCACGTCGATCTGGACAGCTACTCGACGCTCGTCATGGTCCGCGAGCGCGGCGAGCAGCTAGCCGAGCAGATCCGCAAGGCGCAGGAGATCGGCGAGAGCGGCGAAGCGGGCAGACTACCGCCGCTCGGCACGCTGCCCGGCATGCCAGGACGCGTCGCCCAGACGCACGTGAGCACCATGTCGCCGGAGATGGCGATCGAGTGGGGCAAGATGCAGGCTCGCGAGGAGATGCGCGCCGAGCAGGAGAACCGACCCGTGCGCGAGGTGCCGCCTCCTACGGGCGTACCGAACAACGACGCGGCCATCGCGTGGGAACGCGAGAAGGCGCAGATGCAGCTTGCGGCGGAGAAGGACAAGAAGGAGCTCGAGCTTCGCATCAGAGACATGGAGATGAAGCAGGCAGCCGATGCTGCTGCTCGCGAGCGCGACGCTCTCCTGAACCGTCTTGCCTCCCTCGAAGCCCGCATCAATTCGCCCGGCGAGAGCGACGAAGCGAAGATGCTCAAGCACCTGATCGCCCTGGGCGTCCTGCAGGTCGGCCCCGACGGCAAACCGGTGCCCGTGGGCGCGGGAGCGTCGTACACGCCTCCGGGTAAGGCCCAGACCCCCGAGCAGCAGCTGCTCGAGGCGGCGCGCGTCATCGCCGAGGGGCAGAAGGCCAGCGAGCAGACGCGCGAGACGCTGCGCAAGACGTTCAACCTCGAGAACCCGACGACGGAGATCGTCAAGGACGAGCCGGAGGACAAGAAGGAGCCCACCTGGTTCGACAAGGTCATCGGCGTGGCCGGTGGCATTCTCGAAGGCGCCGTGAAGAACCCCGAGGGGCCGCTGACGGCGCTGGCGACGTTCACCAAGGGCTCGCAGGCCGGGCAGATGTTCGAGGGGCTCGCGCAGGCTGCAGCGGCGGGCAAGGCGGCCGTCAACGCTTCGCGGGTGTCGCCGCCTTCTGGGGGCGCCGGGTTCAAGTCGAACGCGTGAAACCGCGCGTCCCGATCACGGCCGAAGCCGTGCGAGCCCATGGGCGACGCACGGTCTGCGCAGCGACGGAAGCGTGTCGCATCTGTGGCCTGCTCAATCGGGTGTTCCTTGATGAGATCCGGCTGTCGATCGGCAAGGAGCGCATGCCACGGGGGCCCAGGAGCGAAAGGGGCGCAGGGCCGCAGAACTTCGGGCAGAGCCACGCGTGGCGGCAGGATGGCCGAGTTTCGGTCTTCCGGCACGAGTGAGGTAGACTGCTTCGCATGCGCTGCTCCTGCGGCCAGCACGACTTGCCCGAGGGCCGTCAGACCCCGTGTCACTTCTGCGGGCACCCCACGCTGTCGGAGCCGGTCGTCATGTGGGACATGGGGCTGTTCTGGTACCCCATTTGTCATGCCTGCACGCAGACGGTCCCCTTCGAGCAGCAGAGGGTGACGGTGCACCTCGCGCCTCCGGAGCTGGTCGCTCGCGCGCACGCTCATGGGCCGCCCTGTGTCGAGCGGAGGGCCTGAGCGATGGGCGACGAGAAGCGCGTCTGGACGATCTACTGCCACACCTCTCCGAGCGGGAAGAGGTACGTGGGTCAGACGCGCAAGACGATGGAACAGCGATGGAATGAGCATGTGTCTGTATCGCGCTGCCCCTCGCGGCGACGCCTGTACACCGTCTTCCACGCTGCCATCAGAAAATATGGGCCCGAAGCATTCCAGCATGAAGTGCTGGCGGTATCCGGTACGCGAGAAGAGGCGAACGCTGTCGAGGCAGACTGGATCAAGAGACTCAATACGCTGCTCCCTCATGGCTACAACGTTGATCCTGGGGCGGTAGGGTATGTCGAGCGCGGTGACGAGACGCGCCGTCGTATGCGTGAGACTCAGATGTCCAAGACGCCCGAAGAGCGCCGAGATTTGTCACTTCGTGCAGCCGCTGCACAAACACCAGAAGAACGTCGTCAGAAGGCGCTCAAGGGTGCAGCGGCCCAGACCCCGGAGCAGCGTCGGGAGAAGGCGCTCAAGGCAGCGGCGGCGCAGACGCCTGAACAGCGGAGCGCGAAAGCGCAAAAACGTTGGGACAACGCAACACCGGAGCAACGAGCACATCACGCCCAAAAGGTACGTGAGTCCAAGCGTGAGGCTGCGACGGTACGGCGAGAAGAAAAGGCCAAACTCCACGCGTCTCCTGAATGGCAGGCCAAGATCGCAGCGGAAAGAGAGGCCAGCCGTATCGCCGCGATCGAGAAGCAACGTACGGCGCGGTTGGAGTGGTGGGCCAAGAGGACGCCTGAGCAGCGACACACGCACGGTTTGACGGTGGCCGCTACAGCGCGCGCAAACGGACGCGTTCGAAAGCCGAAGCGGAAGCCGCCGCTGAAGCCACGTGGTCATATCGCATTGAAAGCGTGGGTCACCCGTCGTCGCAGGCAACGCGAGCGTGAGTTCTCGAAGCTGGTGACAGAGATCGCCGCGCAACCGATTGCGACCGATCTTGGGTACGGGTGCTGATCCATGACGCCTCTTCTGTCGTACCTGACGCCGACGCTCAATCGGCCGCAGACGCATCAATCGCTCTACGAGGGCTACGCCGCCGACACCTGGCCCAACAAAGAGCTCGTGGTGCTCGACGAGAGCGCGCAGCCGTCGCCTTTCTTCTCGCGTCTGACGGACGCGACCGTCCGCTACTTCCACGAGCCAGGCAAACCTCGCGTTGAAGGAGTCACGCGCATTGGGGCTGCACGCAACAGACTAACAAGGTTGTCGCGTGGCGCTTACCTTGCTGCCAGGGACGACGACGATTCATACGATCCTGCGTGGGGCACATTCGCCATCGGGCGTCTAGGGAACGCAGACGCGCTTAAATTGACGACGTACAAGCTGCTTCATCAGGCAACCGGACTTCTGTTCCTCTGGCGGTCGACTGAGGTCGCGAGCAAACATTGGGCGCTGCTCGGCGATCGGATCAAGCGTGTCGAGGTCGCAGCGGGCGAGATGCCCGCTGACTTCATCGAGAAGATGAAGTTGTGGTACGGCTTCTCGCTCGTCGCGCCCAGGCGTACGTTCGAACGCTTCCCGTTCCCCGAGGAGGGGACCGAAGACATCAAGTTCTTGGAGGATGTTCTCGAAGGAGGCGGGCGCATCGTATTCGTGGACGACGCGCCCGACATGATCCTTCACGTCATCGGCAGTTCCCAATCGCAACACGCCTATCCGGCGACCCTCATCGGCGCCGCAGGAGCCGATACTTCGCTCGCCGAGATGCTGCAGGGCATGATCTCCCTACCCGATGGGCAGTCGATCCAGATCACACCTGCAGCCAAGTTCGCCGTCCTGGCAGCTATCGACGAAAAATACTCGCTCCGGAACATCGGCATCCGCGCCAAGGACGGCGGCCTGGTCATCGACTCGATCCGGGACAACGTCCCGCCGGGTGAGTTCGGCGCTGCCGCTCCGCCAGACGGGATGCGCCTTGTGCTCGCCGTCGGAGAGGGGACCAAGGCCAAGACGCTGCCGTGGAAGGCCCCCGGTTTCCTGTCGGCGTTCGAGAAGAGCCACGTCGTCAAGGCCTGGTCGTCGGCTCCTTTTGTGGGGGCGGGCGAAGCGTGCGACACTCTGCCCATGCACGGGTACGCAGCGGCCATCTTCGGACGGAGGGTGCGATGAGTCCAGAGGCGGCCAGCACGGCCAAAACAGCCATCTACGTCGTCGGCGGGCTCGTCGTGTTCACGACAATCGTCGGCGTTGCCATCTTCGCGGTCGGTGCGAAGGCGGTGAGTAACGCCGCCAACAACAACAACAACGGCAAGACGCTCGCAACCGGCTCGACCTCGGCGCCCTTCGTCGTTCCGCAGAACGACTTCATCGTCATCTCCTACGTCAACGGGCCGTATCCGTTGCCAACAGTTGCCCAGGCGCAGGCAGCGCTCGACGCTGTGTCGCCTGGCATGTGGCAGGTGCAGAACGTTCAGGAGGGGGCCGCGGGTACCTGGCAGCACCAGGGCGCGTTCGATGTGAGCGCGATCTATCTCGGTGGTCCATCCACGTACGTGACCAACGACGCGCTACTGAGCGGGTGGACGACCGTCGTGGCGCAGCCGAACTCGGGTCTGTCGTGGACGCCCAACACTCCGGCCTTCGCACTTACTGCCGTGCAGGACTTCGGCCCGTCGGGCACCGGGTCTGGTGCGGCACAAGGCTATGCCGCCGCCATCGGGGTCGGACGATGAGCTACGCAGACGCCATCTTCGGGGCCGGCAAACACACTTCGACGCTCGGCCCGCGTGGCGAGCCGCTCGGAGCCGCCGAGGTCGTCGAGCGCTACGATCCGAAGCGGTACGCCGGTCGTGAGCCGCCGCATCGGTGCACGGTCGCATCGGCGACAGCGATTGCGCAGCAGCTACCGGGGGCGCCGTGGAAGTTCCAAGGTGAGCTGCCCGTGGGATCGGCGCTGCCGTGGCCGACGACCGAGCACGTCTACCCAGTCGTGACCCCGATGGGGAAGAAGAACATCCCCGTGCAGGTGACCGCCGACGGTCAGCACATCTCGACAACCTGCCCGTACACCGGGGCCGTCTGGACCTTCGGGAAGTAGTCCACCATGCCGGCCAAGTTTCTTCCGCGGGAGCAGCCGCCCGAGCATAGATGCTCGTGTTGCCGCGAGTTGAAGCCCAGAGAGTCGTTCAACAAAAACCACCGGACGCCTAGCGGCCTGCAGTACGTGTGCAAAGAGTGTCTTCGTACGAATCGTGTCCCATACCGAAAGAAGCGCCTAGAGAAGGAAAAGCGCATGCGTGCGGAACGGATGGGGACCGAGGAGCACGTACGCTTCTTGCGCAAGCATCGAGGCTTCAAGTACCACGTTGACGTTGAAGCGTTGTGGGTCGAGCAGGGCGGACTTTGCGGCCTGTGTGGGGAACCCATGCTGCCGGCCGGCAATTCGTTGGATGCCGTTGCCGTGGATCATGATCGTGCGTGCTGTCCCACAAACAAATTCTCGTGCGGACAATGCGTGCGTGATTTGATCCACAAGCGATGCAATGTTTTGCTGGGGCACGCAAAAGACAACCCCGTCACGTTGCGTCGCGCGGTCGGCTATATCGAGCGCTGGAGCGGCCGAAAGCGTGGCGTGATGAAGTGGAGAAAGAAAGACGTTGGGGTGCGGGCACCACAGATTCGGGCGGAGAACGCCAAGTTGTTTCGCCAGCAGTCGCATGACTGGTTCTCGGCGATCCTCTTAGACCGCACCCTCGATCAGTTCGTCGCAGAAGATGTCGGGACGCTCCAATGAACAACACCGCCCGCTACGCCGTGTGGATGGCCAGCCTCGGAGTCCTGGGGGCCGGCGGCGGCTATCTCCTGCGCAAGGACGCCAAGAGAAACGCCATCGTCGGCGGCGCGGTCGGCGGCCTGGTCTCTGGTCTCGGCCTGGGTGTCGTGCTCGCGTACCTGACGGAGCCGAGCCCCGCCAGCAAGATCGCTGGCTCCAAGTCTCCGCCCGCTGGCGGCTGCCCCGCGGGGACGTACTGGAACGGCAACGCGTGCATCCATCAGGTCGTCTTCCAGGGGCCGCAGCCGCCGCAGCAGATGACGAGCCTGACGCTCGACGCCGGCAACCTGAGCCCGCCGCCGATCAAGACCTACTCCGGCATCTTCAACGTCTACTCGCCCCCGGTGCAGGGAAACACGGGTGGCGGCTGGATCAACTCAGCGTCGTCCAACCCGGCTATCTGGACCCCGCTGGTCAACTACCAATCGAGCTCGCTGCAGGTTCTGTTGACGGATGTCGCGGGTACGGTCTCGGTCGTCTGGTACGACGCGGCCAGCGGCCGGACGCTCACGACGAACCTGCGGTTCGTGGCGTAGATTCGACCCCGGCCAGGAAGCGGCGTAGTCTCAGCGACATGACTCGTGGAGAGAAGATCCTCGCCTGGGGCGCCGCCGGCATCACCGCGGTCCTGGTGACTTTCGGCATCATCGAGGCGGTCAAGTCCAAGCCCTCTTTGTCGACCCCTACGACGACCGGCACCACGATGTCGATCCTGCTGACCGCCCCCTCGGGCGCTCAGAACCTCGGCATCGTCGCGCTGCCCGCAGGAGCCACGCTCATCTTGGGCGCTCCGCAGGGAGGCAGCGTCGGCAACGTGTCGTTCACCGGTACGGCCGCGAAGGTTGCTGCTCAGACCGGGACCGCTGTTTCGATCCAGTGGACCAGCCAGAGCCCCACGGGCCCCTCGCAGGCCACGATTACGTGGACCGACGCCGCCAACGCCTCGCACACGTCCACCGTGCAGATCGTGCCCGAGCTGTCCTCGACGGTCATCGGCCTGGCCGTCGGCACGATGCCCGATCTCTGGCTGCCGGCGTCGAGCTCCACGGTCACCGGAGAGATGCTCTTCGTGCCGCCCGCGCAACAGTCCACCGACAGGCAGCTGCCGGTCATCAACAACGGATCGGTGACCACGGGCACGAGCGTTACCGGAACGTTCATGCCCGGCACCACAGCGTCTCCCGGGGGCAGCTTCGGCGTCGTGGCCGCAGCCAACGGGACGAGCAACGTGGCGATCAACTGGACCGACGGCTCGGGCAACTCGCAGGTGTCGAACTTCGCCGTGACCGTGCTGCCGAACTGACGATGGTCTGGACGGCCATCCTCGCCGCCTGGATCACGCTCGGCTTGGGCCGGATGCCGTACGTGTGGGCCGAGATGCTCTCGGGCATGCGCAAGAAGTACCCGGAGCTATACGAGCACGTGAACTGCCCCCATTGCCGCCGCAAGAGGGCCTGGACCCGTTGGCACTCGTACATCGTCGCGACACTCATCCTGCTTCCCATCGCGGCGCTGGTGGGCCCCTTTGGGTGGTGGTTCGGTCGTCTTGGCCAAGGGACGAAGTTGTCGTGAGACCGCAGCACGTCAGAGGCCTTCTCGGCGCAGGCGACGCCGCCTCTGCTGGCCAGCAGTATCTCGCCAACCTCAAGACGAGCTACACGCGGCAGGGCGACGAGTACGTCCTGAACACCGCGCAGGCCACGGCCGGCGTGAGCTTCCAGGGTCTGGACTTCTCAGCCACCGTCGCGGCTCTGGCGCGCGGGGATATCCCGGGCGCGGTCGAGGCGGCCGATTCGGCCATCGTGGCCTACGCCTCGCTGTCGGTGCCGGTGGCAGGTCTGGTCGTGGCCGGATTCACTGCGCTCGTCGCGGCAGCATGGAGTGGGCAGTCGCCTCCTTGCACCGCCGTCGGATGCGGCTCCACGTTCGGCATGGGCGAGTGTCCCACCGACAGCACCCTGGACTTCACCTGGGCCGGCATCGCGAGCTCGCAGGTCGCGCCCGTGCCGCCCGCGCAGCCATACCACTTCAGCGGCGGTCCGGACACGGGCCCCTCCAACCTCATCGACTGGGGCAGCTACGACTGGCAGGACTCGACGCCGCTGGATCCCACCAAGCCAGGCGGCCCCGGATCGTTCGAGCAGGCCCTCGAGCTTGTGGTGATGCAGGTCTGGGATCGCCTCGCGAGCGCGCCGCAGATTTGCGACATCATCCGGGCCTCGGGCCTCAATCCGAGCCTGACCGATATCGCGACCGGACAGCAGCTGCAGGCCACCATCTGGGGGACGCTCGCGACCAACATCGGCGCGCTGGTGCCCGTGTTCCTCGCCGGCTGGAACGCCGCTCACGGCACCGGCACCATCACGACCAACGTGCCGTGCACGCAGGCGAGCTGCGAGGCAGCCGGCGGTATCTGGATCGCGAGCGACAGCCAGTGCGGGCGCGGTGGCGTTGCGGTGCCGTGCACCACGACCACGCTCGCGCCGCAGCGGCAGATTTCGCACGTGGTCGGCAGCAGGCAGTGGAACGATCCGCTCTCCGTGGCGCTCGAGGCGCTCGCGCAGATCCAGGGACTGCCGGTCGGCTCGACGCTGGTGCTCATGGTCAACAGCGGTCCCCCGGGTGGACAGATCAGCGGCTGGGATCCGCACATCGGCAACCACCCGCCGTCGAAGACGAGCGGCCTGGCTATCGTCGGTGGCGCCATCGCCGTCGTCGCTGTCGCCGCCGGAGGCTTCTCGCTCTGGGCCTACTTGACGGGCCAGGCGCAGAGCGAGGCGTGGAAGAAGCTCGGGCGCACCGTCTGGGACGAGGCGGCCAAGAGCGGCGAGCCGTTGGTGTCGGCGAATCCTTTGAAGGGGGCGAAGCTGCTGGGGGCAGGGGAGGCGGCGGAGGAGCCGAAGAGGAGCGGGCACTCGCGACCGCAGTCGCTGCTCTTCCCGCGCGATCGCTTCACGAAGCGAGAAGCGCTCGCATGGTCCCGCAGCCATGGCTTCAAGGCATCGAAGGCCGACCCGACCGCGAACTATTGGCGCGTACGCCAATTCAGCCCGGCAAAGGGGACCGTCGTCGCGACCATCCCGTTCGGGAGCGGTGGAATCAAGGCGACAATCGCCCGCTGATTTTCGCGCCCTGACGAGGCGGTGGTACGCTGCTCCTCGTGGCCGACTCGCCTACCATCGCGTCCGACATCGCCGCGGGCGTGAAGGTCGACCATCGGCCCTGGCCCGGCACCAAGCCGGGCTTGCGGATCACCCGTGAGCAGATGGCCAAGAAGATCCGCGAGGGCATGCACACACCCAGCGTGCGCGCCCTCGCCGGGCAGATCCTGCGCGACGCGGGCTTCCCGACGACGATCCGCGCGAAAGCCGAGGCCCTGCGCAGCTACGTGAAGAAGAACGTCGGCTACGCGCCTGACCCGATATTTTCGGAGATGGTCGTCGCGGCGCCTGTGACTCTTTGTTTGGACGATGGGATCATGTGCATGCCCATTGGAGATTGCGACGACGCCACCGTGGCGTGCCAGTCGCTCATCGGCGCGGCCGGCATGGACGCGCGGTTCTTCCACATCGACTACGGCTCCGGCGTGCAGACGCACATGATGGGTGCCGTACGCGATGAGACGGGCAAGTGGCTCGAGGTCGACGCGACGACCGATCGCCCGGTCGGCTACGAGACCAGCTGCACGCGCAAGGTGCTGGTCGATCCGTTCGACGACAAGACCTTCGATCTGATGGGCGCCGCAGGGGGCAGTTTCATCGGCGTGGGCAAGGCTTTTGTCGGCGCGGGCAAAGCGTGGGATGCTCTCCCCATGCACGGCTACGCCTCAGCCATCCTCGGCCGCTCGGTCGGCGCTGGGGCTGCACTGCCGACGCTTCAGCCGTGCTACCAGTTCGTGCTCTACATCGATCTGCAGGGCGCGACCGCCGACGATCTGGTGGCCTCGTTTCCGTGGACCTCGTCGGTACAGAACCTCGCAGTGAACACGAACGAGACGCCCAACTCGGTGTCTGGTACGTGGATTGGCTCGTCGCCCCTTGCGGTGCCCGCGAGCATTCCTGTGGCGCACGACTTCGGTGGCAACACGGGGTATCAGACGGTGCAGGTGCTCGTCCAGAGCGGCATCATCGGCGCCAGGGACACGTCGGGAGCGTGCGCTCCGATTCAGATCCATCTTCCGCCGGGTCACACGAGCGGTGGCAACACGGGTGGCGCCCCGATCCACACGGGCAGCACTTACCATGGTGGAACCGCCACAGGCGGCACGGGCGGCACGCAGTCCAGCACCGGCCTGTCGACGGGCGCCAAGGTCGGCCTCACGCTGGGCGCCGTCGCGCTGCTCGGTGGCGGCGCGTTCGCGGCGTACAAGGCCGGATGGTTCGGGAGAGCAGCATGACCAGCCTCGAGAAAGCGTTGGCGTGGGGCCTCGGGATCGTGACGACTGGGCTCGTCATCCTCGGCATCTACGAGGAGACCAAGAGCAAGCCGGCCAACTCGAACACCGTCACGACGACCCTCACCCCCGGCCACCGCTACAGCTTCCAGGCTTCCTGCCCGACCGCGTTCCCCGCGCTGCCGCCCGCCGGGTCGACGACCGCTGTAGCGGCGCTGCTCGGCCTGACCGGTGTCTCGATCCTGACCTACCTGCCCGCCGCCGACGGCAAGAGCTTCACGGTCACGTTCGACTACACGGGGCTCGCGATGACGCTGCCGCCTATTCAGTCGGGCGGCGCGACGTCGTGCACCTCGCAGCTGGTCGATCTGGGCGTCTCGCCTAGCACGGGCGGCACGCAGCAGGGTGGTGTCGCCAGTCAAGGGGGCCTCAATCTCGTCAACCAGGGGCAGCTGCCCGCCGCCCAGAACCTCGACCTGACGTCCGGCTCCACGGGCGTCGCCCACGCCACGACCAATGGCGCACTACAGGTCATCGCGCCGTGGAGCATCGCAAGCGTTTCGCCCTCGCCCGCCTACCAGGGCGCCGCGGCGATCTCGGGCAACACCGCACGCATGGTGCTGACGGGAACGCCCGCGCTCTTCGACATCACTGGGCCGCCGCCGGCCTCGCCGATCGTCACGGTGAGGGTGCAGTGAGCTACGAGCGGGCCATCTACGGAGCGGGCGCCGCCTCCCCCGGCGACGTCCTGTCGTACCGCGCGCTGTGGGACGACTACGTGCTGCAGACGGTGTGCGCCTACAACGCGCTCGCTTGGGCCCTGGGCTTTCTCATCCAGGGCCAGTCCCCTCCGAACACCATCGACGTTACGGCGACCGGGATCGCCGGCATCCCCTACTGCGTGCGGACGATCCCGACGTGGAACTACCAGCTGCCGCTGGTCGACACGACGCAGTTCGGAGACAACCCGCCCACGGTGGCGGAGCTGACGAGCGTGCAGACCGCCGCGATCGGTTCAGCATCGGCGCTGCTCGACAGATGGAACGTGTGGAGCGGCCTGTCCGACTACGAGATCGTGCAGGACGCGGCGCAGATCCTCACGTCCATGCAGGGCGTCGTCAGCGACACGGGCAACACCGAGCGTCCCTACCTGTCCAAGTACAGCCCCGCGCTCGGCGCGGCGATCGTGCAGGGCCCCAGCCAGAGCAAGCAGGCGCAGATCATCGCGCAGCTCGAGGGCGCCAAGATCGTGGCGGGCGGAGTGCTAACCGTCTTCGGCTTCGGCCTGCAGGGAGCCATCGACTCCACCGCGACTCTTGGCCAGTGGACCGCGCAGCACGTCAAGGATCTCGGGGAGGGCGCGACGGGTCTGGCGGCCTTCCTGCTCAACCCGTGGACCATCGGCATCGCGGCGGTGCTCATCGTGGGCGGCGCCGGGCTCGCCGTCTACAACGCCGAGAAGGTGGCGAAACTCACTGCGGCTTTCAGGCCGATTTAGGAGCAGCAAATGAACGATCGACTTCTGGGCGCTGGCGTCGTCAGCAGCAAGACCATCAGCAACACGAGCATCGCGGCCCTGGGGCTCGAGACCGCGGGGGCAGCCGGCGTCGTCGTCGGAGGTGCAACGCTCGCCTTCGGCGGCAGTCCGAGGGCGGCGGGGATCGCGGCGGTCATCGGTGCGGTGCTCGGCGGGGCGTTCGGCAGCTGGCTGGGCTACGAGATCAAGGCGAGCTTCCCTAGCGCGCCCTGAATTTGCACGTCGGGCCGTTCTGTAGGACTCTGGAGCCATGAGCCCAGCAGGGAACGTCGCGGCGGCTTCAGGGTTGGGCGCGGCTGGCGGCGCGTTCGCCGGGTTCATGCTCGCCTTCGTCGGCGGCAAGATCGCTGGCGCCGGACCGAAGCATGCCGGGATCGCGGCGCTTCTCGGAACGGTTGTCGGAGCGGTCATCGGCGCAGCCTCCGTCGGCGCTTACGAGGAGAAGCGCGTGCTGGGCGCCGGCAAGACTGCCGTCGACAAGGCCATCGGCGCGGGCGCCTTCTCGTTCCTGGCGGACGGCGACTACCCGATCCCCGATCCGTTCCACCACGGCTGCACGATCACCCTGCACTGCACGACCGTCAACGGCAAGCAGGTCTGCACCTCGACGTCGAGCTGCCCGTGAACAGCGCCGCCTGGTACGTGTCCGCCGTCATCGGCGCCCTGATGGGCGCCGGCATCGGCGCGCTGTCCCTGCACACCGAGCGCGCGAAGGGCGCCGCCATCGGGGGCATCTTGGGCGCGGGACTGGGTGTCGCGATGCGAGCCACGATTCGGCACGAATTGCCGGGAGGTGCATCGTGAAATGGTACTGGGGTCTCGCGTGGCTTGCAGGCGGAGCTTCCGTTGGAGCTCTTGCCGGCGCAGCCTTCACGCCCGGCGGTGGTGACCGCAAGCACGCTGCGGCGATGGGTGCGGCCGGTGGTGTCACGCTGGTCGGGATCGCCGCGCTCGGGGCGACCATCTCGCCGGACACGCGAGCTGCGGGGCTGACCGCCGTGCTTCCTGTTGCGGGGCTGGTCGTGCTCGGCGCCGTCAGCGGCGCTCACCAGCAGCTCACGTGATAATCGCTCGAGGGCACTCCGTCTCTCTGGAGCTCGCCGACGGCCGCACCATCTACGGCCCCCGCGGCAGCGAGATCCTGCACGACGAGACGGGTAAGCAGATCCCCAAGGACGTCGCGCTCGTCATGCGCTTCGAGCACACGGGCCGCAAGCTCGAGGAGCCACTGCCGAAGTATGTCGGGCAGCACTTCGGCGACTACCAGCCGCGTGATGGTCGAGCGGAGCTGCCGCCGCTGACGCGCGGGTGGACCGAGGTTGGGCAGATCAGCAAGATCGAGTACACGCGGCGGGGGGAGCTACATCACGGCCAGCAGCGGCGAGAGAAGACGCACGACTTCGGTGAGGGGGGCTTCCTCTTCGGCAGCAAGATGCCGACGCTCTACAGGCGCGGTGAGGCGCTGATGATTCGGCCGGTTCGTTGGAGCTGGAAGGGCGTCCACTAGGACGCGCGAGCCGCCTTCACCGCCACGCGCCAACTCTTCTGCCCCATGCTCCGCGTGAGTCGGCCCGTCGACAGACCGCGCCGGAACGATGCAGCGATGCGGTAGTACGCCGCGCTCGGCCCGCTGCTACCGGGCGACGTGGACCGTGTCTCGATGCCCAGGCTCATCATGAAGCCCGAGATGCTCTGCGGCTCGATCGCCGTGAGCTTGCGGCAGATGAACTCGACGTCGTCTTCGGGGTAGCGCGGCAGACCGTCGACCATCTCGATCGAGGGCTGCTGCTCGTTCCTGGTGCGTTTGGCCACGAGCCCATTCTGCCCTGCGACAAATTCCCCGTCAACTTCGACTGCTCTGACAAATGCCACGATTCGCAAGGTCGCGATCGTTGGCGCACTCTTCTCCTCGTCAGGTCGCGCACCACGTTCGCAGCGGCCCCCACGGAGAGAAAAATCGATGGCCTCGAAGAAGCGTAAGAAGGCGAAGAAGAAGACGGGCCGAAAAGGTCGCCGTGGCGCCTCGCGCAAGACCGAGAAGAAGACGCGCAAGCGCAAGGCTCGCAAGTCGAGCAAGAGAAGCAGGGCTGCACGCAAGGCTGCGAGAACGCGGATGGCCAAGAAGGAGGCGCGCCGCGCCGCCGCTCGGAAGGCTGCGCGATCGCGCAAGCGCAAGGGCGGCGGCAAGCGCAAGGCTCGCAAGTCTGGCAAGCGCAAGAGCGCGAAGCGTTCCGCGGCGGCCCGCAAGGGCGCCAGGACGCGCAAGGCACGCAAGAGCGGCAAGACCCGTCGGCGCGCGCGTCGCGCGTCCCCCGAGCGCATCTACAAGAAGGCGCTGGTCGAGGGCAACCGCCACGAGCGCGCCGCCTCGCGACTGCGCACGCAGTACGAGAAGGCCCTGAAGGCCAACAAGAACCGCTCGGCCGCGCAGGTCGAGAAGCTGCGCAAGCAGCAGGAGCGCCTCAAGGCCCGCCTGCAGTACCACGAGGGCATGGCGGCCGAAGCGCGCAAGCGCAAGGGCAAGCGTCGCGGCGGCAAGCGTCGCGAGCGCAACCCCATCGGCTCCGGCGGCATGCAGGAGTACGCGGCCGTCGGCGGCGGCGTGCTCACGGCCATCGCGCTGACCATCGGCCCCTACCGGATGATCCGCAGCCACGCGCTCGGCTCCGGCGGCGGCCAGGGCAACGTCGACGCTCCCGTGCAGGGCGACGTCCCGAACCTGCTGACCGGGCAGCTGCCGCTCTGGTCGCGCCTCAAGTGGAAGGGCGCCATCGCCCTCGGTGTCGTGCTCGTCGGCGACATCGCGCTGCCCCTCTTCGTCGCCTCGCGCATCAAGACGAGCGACGGCTGGAAGACCTTCTTCCAACTCTGGGGCTGGACGTCGGTGGCGCTCGCCAGCACCAAGCTGGTGGTCGACACGCTGGCGCTGGCGACCAAGAGCACCTCGCTCGGCCAGCGCCTCTTCGCCCCCGAGAACACGGCGCGCGACGTGCGCACGATGAGCGCTGCCACTAAGCTGCCGCCCATCACCGTCGCCCCGGGCGTCGGTCTGCCGGGTCTGACCGGCTACGGCAGCCCGCCTCCCGATCCGAAGCGCCACACGGGCGCGGCTGGATGCGGCTGCAGCGCGTGCGAGGCCCAGCGCAAGCAGGCCAACCCGAACCAGCCGGGCACCCACCAGCCGATCACGGGCACCACGCCGATGCCGGCGCAGCCCGGAGCGGTGCAGCCTCCCGGCGGCAACCCGCTCAACTCGAACACCGTCGTGACCGGCCTGCCCGGCAACGGCGTGACCGCTCCCACGGGCGCCGGCAGCGTGACGCCCATCAACAAGTTCGCCCCGAAGCCCCGCTTCGACGGCAAGAGCCGATTCGGCACCCGGTAACCCTCTTTTTCGCGGCGCCGCACGGCGCTCCGCGAGCCCGCGATTCCCCCCCATCCCAAGCAACGCAGGAGCGACAGACGATCATGGCCAAGTATTCGAAGACCGACGAAGGCAGGAAGTCCCACAGCCGCACCCTGGACGAGCGCAGCGGCGCGATGCTCGACAGGTTCGTCGACGACCGGGTCCGGCGCTCCGAAGGGGCGATCGGGGGTCGTCATCTCGGCGCCGGCAAGGCCTGCGATGATCCCTCGCAGATCGCCGCCTCCATCGTCGATGGCCTCAATTGCGGCATCGAGGATCTCGAGGTCGTGGCCGAAAACCGCGCCTTCTTCGAGGGGCCGCTGACCCCGGCGCAGGCCGGAAACTTCTTCCTTCCGCAGGTCAACCCCTTCGGCATCGGCACCGCGCAGGGCGCCGTGGACCAGGCGCAGATCAACATCGACGGCAGCGAGATGGACTGCAACGTCCTCATCACGCACGTCTACTTCCACATGGTGCCGCCCAAGCACACCATGACGGTCGAAGGCGGCTACTGGTCCCCGTCGCCCACCGCCGCCGGCAACGGGCCGGTCGTGCCGGACGCATGGTCGAACGTCGACCAGGCGACCGACGGCACGGGCACCCTGGGCCTGGGCGCCGGTCAGACCCTGACCAAGGCTTCGCTCGACACGGGCGAGTGGGCCTGCGACTTCTTCTACGACTTCTGCCGCGCCTACGAGTGGATCTGGAAGATCGGCAACAACATCCTGATGGAGGCGCCGCTCACCAAGATCGCCTCCATCCGCGGCGCCTCGCAGCCGTGGACCAGCGGTCAGCACCTCAAGCCCTTCGCCCAGGACGTCGCCGACGCCAACGCGTTTTTCCGCGCCAACGGTGCCAATGGCATCTTCATGCCGCGCAACGCCACGCGCGACGGCTCGGCCAACATCACCAGCGGCAAGGCCAACTCGAGCTACTTCTCGCCCTACGGCTACTTCCGCGAGCAGGCCACCATCGGTGGCCCCGGCGTGCAGGAGCTGTGCATGAACCCCACGGTCTACGAGCTGTGCACCGCGCAGCTCTTCCCCCGCGGCGTCAAGCTCGGCATGCACTTCGACCTGATCGACGAGTACGCGCAGGCGCGCTCGGCACGTTCGGCGACCATGAACCAGCTGACCGGCGGCGGCGGGATCGGCCAGATCAACCCGGACGTCAACGTCACGGGGATCGGCTCGGGCGTCGCGCCCGTGTTCACCGAGCTCACCCAGGCGGCGGCGGACGTGCTCATCCAGGAGCCCGTCGGCCGGGTGCTCTGCAAGATCGGCGACTTCTACCTCGTCGCTGGCCTGATGGGTCACCGCGTCAGTCAGACGCTCTACAGCAAGATCATCGCCAACGAGTCGGCGGTGTGCGACGCGGTCACGGCGGGCACCTTCGGCCGCCGGTCGCTGTCGATGATGGCGAGCAAGTAACCGGGCAGCCACGCGCAGGCGGGGCGGCGCCCTCGGCCGCCCGCTGCATCCACCCCCTGACCGGAGACTGCCATGGGCGCCTACGTCGTCGATCCGTACATCCAATGGCTGCTCATGAAGAGTCCCGCGCTGGCCTACGGCGTGGTGCTCTACGGACCGCTGGTCCCGTACCCGTTCACGATCACGGCCGCCTTCACGGCCGCCGGCAGCCCGTCGCCGATCCTGAACCAAGTGAGCGGCGACGATCCTCTCGACCGGGACATCCTCATCCCGGCCATCGACGTCGACATCCAGACCAAGGACTTCAACACGGCGAGCATCTTCAAGCCGGAAGCGGACCTGGCCTACGATGAGACGTCGGGCCTGCAGGTGACGATCACCCAGCGCGGCGCCTTCGGCAAGCAGTACGACCAGATCCCGCTCAAGGCCGTTCCCAAGACGGTCTCGCGCCTCGATCCGATGTGTCTGCTCGAGGAGCAGAAGCTCCTGATGTCGTTCTTCGTCACGACGCCCCTGCCGAGCGACAGCACGGTGGTCACCGTGACGATGCTGGGCCTCACGTCCCAGAAGGACGCCGTCTTCCGGATGGACACCAACGTCATTTTCGACAAGCTCGAGGCGCTCGGCTATTGGGTCGACCAGGCTCGGTGCTTCTGGCTGAGCGCGAACTAGGAGCGCTATGGGCGCCGCCCTCGCCGAGCATCGAACCCGCCAGCGAGTCTCCTCGCGCGGCTTCGATCCGCTCCTGGGCGGCATCGGCCTGCTGGGCAACCCGAGCGCCGATCTGCTCGCCGCCGGCCTGCGCGTGCCGTACCAGTACACCGGAGCCTTCCGGTCGACGGTGCCCGGCGGGGGCCTCGTGCAGCGCTACCTTTTTCAGCTCTGCTCCATCGGCATCGGCTCGGGGCTGTGGTTGACCGATCTCGGGCAAATGTCGGTGCTGGGCAGCGAGCAGATGTCTGGCACGACGGGCGGCGACGCGCCCTCGCCGACCAACCCCATCTTCCCCAACGTCATCGAGCAGACCTCGGCGGCCTTCCGCTTTGCCGACTGCCATCCCATTCGCTGGGGCGTACGCCGGGTGCACAAGCCTCGCGCCCTGCTCAGTGGTCAGGATCCGCTGTCCACGAGCAGCTTCTCCCGCGGCTGGACCGACAACTCGGGCCTGATCTTCGAGACAGCGGCGTTTCCGAAGGCCAACCTCGACTGGAAGGGCACGCCGGACAACTATCTCACCCTGGCTGGCTACACCGCCCCCGGCGGGGGCGGGATCTTCCCGGGTGAGCCGGTCGGCGGGGAGCTCGGGTGCTTCGACTCGCTCGACTTCCGCCAGAACGATCCGAATCGGCGCGCCTTCGAGCCTGTGTGGGTCAAGCCCGGCGGGCAGCTGGTCTTCTACGCGCTCGTGGACCAGACCAACCCGTCCAGCCGCGCGGTCATCCAGGTGCTCGCGCAGTTCCCGCTGCCGACGACAGGCATGCCCGAGAACGCGTTCATCGGCGACTGGCCCGCGACCATCCAGTTCGCCGTCGGCGGCAGCATGACCGTCGAGATGCGCGAATCGGATGGCGGACCCATCCCCCGCAGGCGCTACTTCACGGGGGCGCCGTCATGAGCTTCTCCACCGTCACCTGCGCCTACACGATCAACGCGTCCGGACAGATGACGCCCGCGCAGCTCGCGGCGTCCATGGCTGCGGCCGACATCCCCATCCCCGTGGAGTTCCTCGAGCTGACGGGCGCCACGGTCACCAGCGACACGACGGCCGCGGGCGCGACCTCGGCGGCGCGCACGGTCGTCTTCAACATCACCGCGGCGCAGTTCCAGTCGCAGTTCCCCGACGATCCGCTCGGGCCGTTCTGGGGGCTTCTGACGCTGCCCATCGCGGAGTACGTCAACGCGCCCGTGCTCGAAGCCTTGCCGGTGGCGGCCTGATCATGGACAAGTCGACCAAGGTTGTAATCGGTATCGGTGGGGGCGTCGTGGCCGCCGTCGTCGTGGCTGCGATCTTCGAGCACTACGCGCACGCTTCGCCGTCACCCCCCGCCCCCGGCACGCTCCTCTGCCCGGACGGCACTCCCGCGCCCGGCGGCGTCATCACCAACTGCCCTCCGCCGGCCCCCGGCCAGAACCCCTACTCGCCGCCGGGCGGCTGGGTGTACTCGGGCAACCCCACGACCGACTACCTGCCGAGCGCTCACCTGCTCCTGCAGGTGGACCCCTGCGCCTGCTCGAGCGTGGGTCTGGTGCGTCGCTTCCAGGCCGCTGCGGGCCTGGTGCAGTCCGGGCAGTCCGACGGCCGCTACGGACCCGACGTCGCCGAAGCGTTGGCGAACGCGATCCAGGACATGGCGTCGCAGGGCTACAACGTCAGCGGCCTGTCCGCCCCGGTGGCGTGCGAGACGAGCAACGCGCCGCGCCCCTCCTGGTGGGGCCCCACGAACACGGCGTGGCCGGCGAGCGGCCCCAACCCCTACGAGAATCCCAACTGCCCCGGCGATCCAGGGCCGACGTACGCGTGAGGAGACGACGATGAACTGGACAGCACTCTCAGGTGGACTCGTCGGCGCCCTCGCAGGCGCCCTGGCTGGCGGTGGCATCGCCTACGCAGCGACCGACGAGGGCAAGCACGCGACGCCCACGCTGGTCGCTGGCGCGCTCGGTGGCGCGGTGGTGGGCCTCGGCGGAGCGATGCTCGGCAAGAAGGCCAAGTACAACCGTTGGAACGCGGCCAACCAGGCGTGCCCCGCGGGCCAGGTCGCCGACTACGGGACGCTGCAGTGCGTGGCTGCGTGCCCGGACGACAGCATCCCCACCAACGGCGCGTGCACGGGCCTGGTCCCGAGTTCGAGCCTGTTCGGCGCGGGCGGGGCGCCCGAGCGGCTGGCGGGGTGATAGAAGGAAGCCATGGAAACCGAAGACAAGAGCGAGCCGCAGGAGCAGCGGCAGGTCGGTGCTGGCGCAACGCTTCCGGGCACCGCCGAGGCGCAGGCGCTGGTGGCGGCCTACCCGGCCGGCGGCTGCACCAACCCGCTGACGGGCGGGGCGTTCTACGACACCGTCAAGGCCTTCAAGGTCGCCTACAACATCGGCATCAACCTGGGCGACACCTCGGGGCCCAACGGCGACGGTCCCTCGACGACGGCCGGCTACCTGCAGCACAACGGCGACTACGACCAGGCGACGGCGGACGCAGTCACTGCGGCCCTGGGGTCGGCGCCGGCACCGTGCGCGGCGAGCGGCGGAGGGGGCGGCGGCAATGTGACGCCTCCGGCCAACAACAACGTGCCGGCGACCACGGGCGGAATGAGCGGGTGGGTGAAGGCGATCCTATGGGTGATCGCTCTCGCGGGTGCCGTCGGCCTGGGCCTCTGGCTCTGGAAGACGTTCGGCAGCTCGAGGCCGATGGCGGCGGAGAGCAAGAAGAAGCGCGGCAAGAGGACAGGTAGAAAGCGTTAATGCGTTTGTGGTAGGGTCGTTCGCGTGGACGACTACCAGAACGGGCTGCCACGTCAGCGCAGGGGCCCAGGCCCCCAGCAGCGCGCACAGCGTGTCCAGCAGCGCAAGGAGTTCGAAGCGTCGCGCCCAGGCCCGCCCACGCCGCACATCGCCCGCTTGACGGCGATGATCCATGAGCTCGAGGTCCCAGAGGACGTCAAGCTCGTGGCCGGCGCCCACGCCTTCAACCCCTCGGTGTGCGTCTTCAAGGGCGAGTTGCGGGTGGCGATCCGCCTCTGGGCTCGCGACGTGCCACACTACGCGATCGGTCGCATCGACGAGCAATGGCGCCTGGTGGGGGCCCGAACGATGCACGGCGGGCAGTTCGAAGACCTGCGACTGTTCGATCTCGGTGGCAAGCTCGGCGCAACCGCCACGGTGGTGGAGCCGCAGTCGACGCGGGTAGCCGTCTTGGAGCTCAACGACCACGGCGACGTCGTCTCGTCGCGCGCGCAGCCGTCGAGCCATGCCGAGAAGAACTGGATGCCGGCGGTGACCGGGGAGGACCACCTGCGGATCGTCTACAGGACGCAGCCGCCTGTCATCATGGACTACGCCGACGGAAAGGTGTGGCCCAGCCCACCGGACACGGCCGACTACCAACTCCACGGCGCGATGCGGGGCGGCAGTCAACTCCTGCCGTTCGAGGACGGATGGATCGCGGTCGTTCACGAGCGCCTGGAGGGCAGCCTCTACGCCCATCGCTTCGTGCGCTTCTCGCAGGATCTGTCGCGCGTGTCGGCCGGTCCCCAGTTTGTCTTCGAGCACGTCGGGATCGAGTTCGCCTGCGGCCTGGCCCAGTGGCGTGGGCGATGGATCGTCTCGTTCGGCTCCGAGGACCGGCGCGCACGGATTGCCGTGCTGACGAGCGACGAGCTCGCAGCCTGGCTACCCGGTAAGCCGTCCACTGCCCTGGCGAAGGGTCGGCGCGTACTGGTCTGCCACAGCTCGCTCGAGCGGTGCGGCGTGCGCGAGTACGGCCGGCAGCTCGACGCGTCCCTCGTCAAGGCGGGAACCAACCTCTTGCCGTTCACCTACGGCAACGTCCAGGCGATACCCCAGGTCTGCTCAGCCGGCGACACCCTGCTCGTCCACTACGAGCCGCAACTGTTGCCGCCCGATTTCCTCCATACGCTGGGCGAAATCAAGAAGCGCGGTACCCGCATCGTTCTGTGCTGCCACTGGTACTCGGAAGGCGCCTTGCGCGATCTGCGTCCCCTGGTGGACGAGGTTGTGGTGCACCGCAGCTACCCCGACGCGGGCCGCGCGACCGTGATCCCGCTGGGCTGCCCCGTATACGAGCCGGGAGACCGGGAGGCACTCCGCAGGCGCCTGGGCCTGTCAGGTGTGGTCGTCACGACGATAGGTCTCTTGGCAGGGTGGAAGCGCATCCCCGAGACGGTGGCGGCCATCGCGCGTCAGGCGCCTGCAGGAGTGACGATCGTAGTGCAGACGCCCCCACCGTCACCGAACTCGGGCGAAGAGGACCGCTTGCGGTCGGCCATCGCTCCGTTCGGTGACAAGGCCCGCCTGTCCACGCGCTTCCTGCCCGAGACCGATCTACTGGATCTGGTGCACGCCTCGGACGTGGGCTTCGTGTTTCACGGCGTCCACACCCAGAGCGTTTCGGCCGCGACCAAACAGTTCGTCTCGGCGAGAACGCCGCTGGTCACCACCAGCTCCACGCACTCCTCCGATCTGAACGGCGTCCACCGCGTCGACTCGTTCGATCCAGATGTCTTCGCCCGCGAGGTACTCCGGGTGGCCGCAGACGCGCCACTGTGCGAACGAATGCGAGGGGAAATGGCCGCCGAGTACACGCGACTGAACATGGACGCGGTTGCGGCCCACTACATGGGGGTGCTGTGGTGCAAGTGACCATCGGCATTCCGACCCTCAACGGCCCCGACAGGCTCTTTCGCTGCCTGCGTTCGATCGGTCAGCACACCTCGTGGGGCTCATGCGGCGACGTCAAGGTGCTCGTCGTCGATGACGGCTCGACTGAAGAGCTGCTCAAGACGAACAAGGACATGGTGCACATCGCCAGCGGCCTGTACCCGCAGATGGGCCTCGAGATGCTCATGCACAACGAGCGGCGCGGCATCGCAAGAGGGTGGAACGCGCTCACGCGTCACCGCGGCAGCGAGGTCGTGGCGCTCATGAACGACGACATCGAAGTGGTCGACGACTGGCTCGATGTGCTCGTCTATTCCGTCACGAAGAACGGGCATGCCGGCATGGTGGGGCTCAACTCGTACGTCGGCGTGACCAAGGCCTCCGTGCCGTTCCCGCCACCGCGCGTCGACTACTGCGAGGGCAGGCTCCTGGGCGGCGGCAGCAACGGCCTGGTGTCGTCACAGGGCCCGCTCTTCGCGTTCCGGCGCGAAATGTTCGATCGCGTCGGCGGGTTCGACGAGCGCTACTTCTGCTTCTACGAGGAGGTCGACTTCGGGATCGCGCTCAGGCAGGCCGGCTTCCACCACTACATGGCCGACTACCCGCGCGTGTTCCACATGGGCGGAGCGACCAACTCGAAGCCCGAAAACCTGGACGCGGCCAAGCACATGGCCGAGAGCGCGGAGAAGTTCCGGCAGAAGTGGGGTGCGACGCTCGGCGATCTGCGGGCGGGATTTGGACCGTCGCCCGGGTGCGACGAGTGGAACACGCAGATCAAGAACTGGAGATGACGTCTGTGGAGTTTTCGATCTGCATCCCGACCTATCGGGGCGCCGCGCGCCTGGCGCGATTGTTCGAATCGCTGCCCAGAAATCTTGACGCCGAGGTGCTCGTCTGGGACGACGGCTCGCCGCCACAAGACGCAAGCGCGATCGAGCGGGTCGTCCCGGCAAACGCTCAGGTACGCCACTCGCTCCGTAACCGAGGTGCCGTCGCTGCGCTCGAGGAGATGGCGAGCCTAGCGGCTGGCCGGTTCATCCTGCAGCTTGATGACGACGTGCGCTTGCCGCCCGGGTTCTTCGAGGCGGCCAGGCAACTGCTGGCACTGCCGAACATCGGCGTCCTGTCGTGGCGCAGCTGCGGCATCGACGAGGACCGGCCAGGCGTCGCCGGTTTGCTCGAGCCGGCGACGGAGCTGGCTGGCTACTGCATGGCCTATCCGACCGAGCTGCGCGACGCGATCGGCGGCATCGACACCCGCTACAAGATGTACTGCTCCGACAGCGACTTCACACTGCGGGCCATGATGTCGGGGCGGCCATGTTACCGCGTGGGCTGGCCGCTCGTACCGCACGAGGAGCACGGCGTCTACAAAGACCCCGACAACGAGGGCCTTCGCCGAACGCGTGACGAGGTAGCCCCGCTCGACATGAAGGCGTTTGTCGACAAGTGGGGTGCGGACGGTCAAGAGATGCAGCGGCGCGCCATCGCGCGTCTGATGGGGGCCTGACATGCCGCGGATCGTGATTGGTGTGCCGACGTACAACGGGGCCGAGCGCCTCGGCTGGCTGCTCAAGTCGATGGCGATGCGAACGCCCATGCTGGCGACCGGCGACGTGCGGATCGTCGTGGTCGACGACGGCTCGCCGATGGTCGGCGCAACCGTTTCGGCCTACCGCATGTGGGAGGCGCAGCTACCCATCGATCTCGTCCAGCACGGCGGCAACCGTGGCATCTCGGCCGGGTGGAACACAGCGGCGCGGCACCACGACTGCGAGTACGTGGTGCCCATCAACGACGACGTCATCGTGCCGAGCGGCGGATGGCTCGAGTCGCTCATTCACACGCTCGAGCATTCGCCGGGCGTCGGCGTGGTCGGCGCCAGCTGGCATGCGTTTACGCCCGAGGACGCGCCGGCCCTGCTCGCGGGGCCCGAGTCGGACAGGGACGTCATTCCGCGTGAGCCTCGCAACGAGCACGGCCTGGTGCGCCAGAACGCGGCTCGCCGAACCCAGTACGAGGACGTGTGGCCTGGACGCGTCATGTGTCCGACCGGAGAGCTGTTCGCGTTCCGCAGGAAAGACTTCGACCGCATCGGCGGCTTCGATGAGAACTACAAGTCGTTCTACGAGGAGAGCGACTTCGGCACGAGCATGGCCGCTGCCGGCCTGATAGGCGTGCAGCTCACGTGGCCGTTTTGCTACCACCTGTGGAGCGCCACATTCGGGGCGAGCCCAGAGCTGCGCGCGGATGAGCGGATGACGGCGTCGCGCGCGTACTACCGACGCAAGTGGGCCGTGCCCGACGGCGTCGCCGAGTTCGACTTCACCAACCCGAAGTTCTTCGGCGCCATCGGCGATGTGCCCGTCGAGTTTCTACGCAAGTCGGGGCCGTGCAAGGGTGTGCTCCGGCAAGACGGCGCATTCGTCGAGGGGGTTTGACCATGGACCATCCGTTTCACGCAGAGGCGCAGAAGTTCTTCCCGGACTTCGACTACAAGCGCCCGGCCGGAGATCGCAACGTCCTCTGCGACATGCGCAACCCAGGCAACATGGTGGGCCATCAGCAGCGGGCGTTCTCATGCTTCTGGGCCCTTCGCACATGCGGGCCTACCGATCTCGGGCTCGACCTGGGCAGCCCACGGGGTCTGACGCCCTACTGCGTCCACGTCGACATCTTCGGCGACGGGCGCGTGCACCCGTTCTACGGAGGCGGGGAGTACCGATCGGACGTCGTCTGGGACGCCGCCGACGTGTCGAAGGTCTTCCCAGACAAGACCTTTCCGTTCGTCGGCTCCAATCACTCGCTCGAGCACATGGCGGCGCCTGGAGATGGCGGGATCGTCGAGGTGCTCTGCGGATGGCTGCGGCTGCTGCGGCCCGGAGGGATCTTGGCGATGATCGTGCCGGACAACGCGCACTTCGACGTCATGGCCTCCGACAAGGACCACCGTCACGCCTGGAGTCACGACGACTTTCGGCCGCGGGTGCTCGACCATGTGCTCGCGCGCGGCGGCGTGGACCTGATCGAGTACGACACGCTCGACAACCACTTCAGCTTCGACGTCGTGCTGCGGAAGACGTCGTGAGGGTCCTTTTCATCGATCACGTCGAGCCGGACTTCCTGGCCGCCGTGACCTACATGGGCCTCTGCCAGGAGCTCGGCGCTGAAAACGTCGTCGACTGGCCGTGGAAGCACTCCTATCACGGGCAGACCTACAAGGGTCCGATCCCCTACCCGCCACCCATGGATCGGGGATCGACGGCGCCATTTCCGTGGATGCAGCCGCAGGCCGCCAGGGCGTGGCAGGACGAAGAGGTGTTCGCGCGCATCGGCGAGTTCGATCTGATCGTACTGGCGTCGCCCCGCGCGTACAACACGATGGCGCTCGAGCGGCTCATCGCCTGCGTTGGGCGCGGCGCGCTGCGCAAGCTGGTGCTGGTCGACGGGGAGGACTACACCGCGACGCGGTGGGACTACGTCGAGCGCCTTCGGCCGAGCGTGTACTTCAAACTCTCGATGGTCCCCAAGCCCTTCGAGGTCTACCACGACGCCAAGGCCCGCATGGCAGGCCAGACGCGCATCGTACCGTTCCCGCTCGCGACCCCGCTGGGTGAGCTGCCTGCGGTCGACAAGACCATCGACGTCGTGTTCTTCGGCGGCCGAAACTGGCGCTCGAAGCGGCAGGAAGGGGTTCCGGTGGGGCCGCCGGAGAGCGAGCCTCTCAAGGCGCGCCTTGCAGCCGAGTTCCCCGGCTTCGTAGGCGGTTTTCTCGGTTACGACGAGTACCTGGCCACGACCAATCGCGCAAAGATCGCGGTGTGCGTGGGCGGCTCCGGCGTCGAACCGATGCGCACCTACGAGATCCTGTCGTGCCCCGGAACGCTGCTCGTGCGCGAACGCATCGAGGTCATCGCTCCATATCCACTCGTGGACGGCGTCCACTACGTCGGCTTCGACGGGCCGGACGATCTACCCGACGTGATCCGCAGATGCCTTGCTGACGAACCGATGCGAGCCCGCGTGGCAGCGACCGGCAACCAGCTGCTACGCGACCGCTACACACCGCTTGCGCGGGGTCGTCAGCTGCTCGAGGAGTCCTTCCGATGAGTGTCGTAGCGTCTTCGGGCAGCGCCCTGGTCGAGGCAATCAAGGAACTTGCCGAGTACCGGCAGGAGGACCCGGTCGCCACGGCCTTCAACGTCGGCAACTCGTTCTACGCCCAGAACGAGATCTGGCGAGCCAAGAGCCCCCGGACCGCCGCCGAGATCATGCAGTTCTACCGGGACTCGGGCCCGGGCGTGGCGCAGCAGGTCTTCGCGACCTACGGGATCCCGAGCGAGGTCGCCCTGCGCAATCGCATCCTGGCGCTCGTGGAGTACGGCTCGAGCGTCATGGACTTCGGTGCCGGGATCGGTTCGCAGCTGCGGCCCCTCGCGGCCAAGGGTCATCCGTGCACCCATGTGGACGTCGGCGGCGAGCAGATGAAGTACGCGGCCTGGCGGTACCGACGGCTGGATCGAGACGTCGAGCTCGTCGAGTTGCAGGACGACTACATGCAGCGCGGTGTCGGGGCGCTGCGGGGCCGCACCTTCGACGTCGTCATCTGCACCGAGGTTCTCGAGCATGTGACCGAGCCGGCGGCACTGGTCGAAAGGCTTGCCAGCTGGGTACGCCCTGGGGGGCTGCTCATCGCCACCACGTCCTTCGACGACGGCGATGGCATGGTCCCGATGCACCTGAACGTGGGCGTCTACACCGACGAGCAGTTCGACCAGGAGATCATCCCAGGCCTGGGGTTCGACAAGCTCGAAAGCTACGTCTATAGGAGGCGCGCGTGATCGCTTCGACCATCACCATTCCGGTGCTCGGACAGCCTCATCTGCTGGAGGCTGCGCTCAAGGGCCTCGTCGAAAACTCCTACTATAGGCACCGGATCGTCGTGATCACGTCAGAGGCTCCACCCGACGAGCACCACACGGGCGGCGCTCGGGATTGGGCGACGGTGGAAGGCATGGACGGCCAGCCCGCCACGTGCCGGCGCCTCTACGAGAGCGTGGACGATTTTCGCACGCAGCGAGCCGACTGGCTCGCGGAGCATGGCATCGAGTTCGTGGACGTGACCGATCAGGCTCGCGAGATGCACGCGCGCTACCGCCGCGGGGAAGTTGATCGACGCACGCTGGTCGAAGGCGGCACGGACGTCGCGTTCAAGAACAACCTCGGCCTTGCGATGACCGACACGGAGTGGACGATCCCCAACTGGGACTGCGACTTCTAGGATGGGACAGGCCCCTGGTGGACTTCGCCAGTCGCGCGGGCGAGAAGCTGATGCTCGTGCCGATGCATGTGCAGCCCAGGCCCTTCGCGGCGTTGCCCACATGGGACGATCCGTGGACCTCGGCGCGCCAGGTGGCGTCGAACGTCCTAGGGATGCCGACGACGCGCTCCGTTCACGTGTCTAGCAGTGACGTGCGACCATGGGTGACGTCCGAGGAGTTCGCCGCGTTCTGCGCAAAGATGGCGCGCCCAGGCGTGACCATCGAGGAGCGCCCCGGTGTCCGGTCGCTCCTGCACTGGGTGCCGGCCATGTTGCGGACGCGGGAGCTGGTCTCGGCCGGTGGTTACTCGCTCATGGGTTGCGGCTACGACCTCGAGATCGACAATCGACTGGGCGCACTGGGGTTCCGCAAGATCGGCTTCTGCGACTCGTTTCAGCTGCACAAGGGCTTCCCTAGCGCGTCGTACGCAGAATGAAGTCGGGCAGGGCCCCCTGGCCCATCGAGTGCTCGAATCGCTTGGCAGGCGCCGCGTGGTTGAACGAGATGCCGAGCTTGCCGCGGACGGTCTTCTCGACCTCATCGCGCATCCGTACGATCTCTTCGCCCGACAGCGCGTCGGTGAACACATACGAGTGGTAGCCGCCATCCGGATCGCCCTTGTAGTAGTCGGCGACCTGCGTGTAGTCGACGTCGAAGGCGTGCAGGCGGTCGCCGGTCTTCTTCGCGGTGAATGTCCATGCGTCGGGTACGTCGGGGTGGGCCACGGCCTCGTCGTAGTACGGGCTGCCCGGATAGGGCGTAATGACGGTGCAGTCGAAGTCAGCCGGCTTGACCTGCAAAAGCCAGTCGGCCACCGCCTGGATGGATCCGGCAGTCTCGCCAGCGTGACCCACACTCATCAGGGCCTTGACCTTGAGATCGTGCTTGGCCGCAATCTCCATGACGCGCGTGTTGTCCTCGAGCGTTGCATTCTTCTGGATGTTGACGAGGACGCGATCGTCGGCAGCCTCGAAGCCGCATAGCAGCCATCGAAAGCCGGCGCGTCTCATGGCCACGGCCTGCTCCTCGGTGAACAGCTCGCTCTTGATGAAGCCGCGCAGACCAAACTCCACGCCCAGGCGCTGCTGCAAATCGGCGATGGCGTTCATCAGCTCTACGATCTGCTTGTTCACGTTGAGCTCGTCATCGAGCAGCATGAACCCCGTGTACCCGTAGGTCCGGTACAGGTGCTCGATCTCGGCGATGATGCTCGGCGTGGACCTCGTGCGGATCTTGCGGAGCATTTTCGAATGGCGCCCCGCGCAGAAGTTGCACCCCATCGGGCAGCCCAGTTGGGCGATGAGGTTGCACGCCTTGTGTCCGTCGATCGTGTAGCGGTAGCTCTCCACGTCCGCGAGATGCCTGGCGGGCATCGGCATCAACTCGTAGTCGGCATTGGTCATGAACATGCCGCTGCCCAGCTCGTCGGCGTCGATGACCTTGGGGGCGTCTGGCTTCAGGGCTTCGAAGATGGCGATCTCGCCGTCGCCCGCGACCATCGTGTCGAACATCGCCTCGAGCTTGCCGAGGGCGCGATGGGCTCGGCCGACACGTCCCGACTTGCGCTCTAGCTTGCACGCCGCCCATACGAGCGTCGGGTGCGGCCCACCGCAGATGACGCGCATATCCGGCCTGTCTGCCCGAATTCTCTCCACGATCTTGGTCACAGCCGGCAGCTGCGGCGTCGTGGCGGTGATGGCTACAACCGTAGCCTGGGTCGCCGCCAGGTGGGCGCTCAGGGCGTCCAGGTACTCGGCGACTCCCGACAGGTCCAGGTTCTCGACGTGGCCGCCAGCCTGCTCCAGTACAGCCGCCACCTTGAGGATCCCCAGGGCGAGAAACACACGCTCGTCGAGCAGGAAGATGCTCGGTGGCGTGACGAGCAGGACGGGCGACTTGGTGAGCTGGCGGATCCGGCGCGGCGCCGTAAGGCGGTCGGCGGTGACGTTCATCCGAAAACGGTACCATCAATGCAGCGCGCAGCCGACCGCCATGCAGACGTTGGTGATCTGGCCCTGCAGGGGCGCGTACGAGCACCCGGGCTCGATCCCCACCTGCAGCGGCGCCATGGTTCCCATGGATTCGGGCAGCCCTCCAGGCTGGACAGCGCCCACGCCGTCTACCGCGAGCTGGAACGCGGTGCCCGCATCGGATCGCGAAACGAGCACGTGGTGCTTGGCGCCGTCGTCCACTCGCGCGGTCGTGTAGACGTCGTCGATGTAGCTCGTCCCGTTCCCGTTGCCGATCGTGAGCCGAATCTCGCCCACCTGGCCCGCGTTGTTCGGGACGAGAAGGTCCCAGTAGGGGACAGCAAAACCGCACGCCGAGCTTCGTTGGTTGAGCAGGGCCATGGGCCCCGAGGACGACGGGACACCTTCGATGTCGAACGCGATCGAAAAGTCGGCCAGGCCGATGCCGCTCAGATCGGTCACGCAGGTGCACCCGGGCGCATCGGCCTCTTGGTTGCCGGCGTCGTCGGGGGGTGTAGTCTCGGACCCGCTCCCGGCGTCGCTCGCTGCAGACTCTGCCCCCCCGGAGTCGGGCCTGTCGGCGTCGGGAGCACCTTGATCGAGCGCACTGAACGCGGTTCCTCCGCAAGCGCAGAGTGTGGACAGCATCGCAAAGACTGTGATTTTCATGGCGGTCACCCGGTCTGACGGACGAGTCCTTGGATTCATTCAACGCTCGGCGTAAGATGGCGAACACATGAGGATCTTCGTGACGGGGGTAGCGGGGTTCCTGGGCAGTCATCTGGCCGATGCGCTGTTGGCACGCGGCGACATCGTTGTCGGTTGCGACAACCTGATCGGCGGCGATCTGGAGAACGTACCCGACGGCGTCGACTTCTACGTGGGCGACTGCAACGATTTCGAGCGGCTGAAAAAGGCCATGCGAGCTGTCGATGTCGTCGTGCACGCCGCAGCGACCGCGCACGAAGGGCTGTCCGTTTTCAGTCCGCACGAGAACGCACGCCACGGCTACTCAGCCAGCGCTTCGGTGTTCTCGGCCGCATGCGCTACGGGTGTCCGCAGGGTCGTGTCAATGTCGAGCATGGCCAGGTACGGCAATGGCGACGGCCCTCCGCCGTTCCATGAGGGGATGCGCCCTCGTCCAGAGGACCCTTATGGCATTGGCAAGTGGGCCGCTGAGATGCTGCTCGCAAACCTCGCCGAGACGCACGGCATAGAGCACGTCATCGCTGTGCCACACAACATCCATGGTCCAGCCCAGTGCTTCACGGACCCCTTTCGGAACGTGGTCAGCATCTTCGCAAACCGCATGCTCCAGGGACGCCAGCCGATCATCTACGGCGACGGCTCCCAGGAACGATGTTTTTCGTACATCGACGACGTGCTCTCGCCCCTTCTGAAGATGGTCACCCAAAACAACATCGTTGGAGAAACGATCAACATCGGACCAGACGCAGAAGTCGTCCCAGTAAAACGTGTGGCCGAGATCGTGGCAGATGTACTGAACTTCCCGCTCGACCCCATCTTCAAACCGGGGCGTCCGCGCGAAGTGAAGTACGCACATTGTTCGGCCGACAAGGCTCGACGGCTGCTGGGCTATGAGCCGAAGGTGTCCCTTGAGGATGGGATCGCGCGAACGGTTGCGTGGGTGAAGAAGAAAGGGCCGAAACCGTTTTCGTACCATCGACTCGACCTAGAGATCGAGTCCAACAAAACGCCAGAGACGTGGGCTAGGAGGCTGTTTTGAACGTCGCCGCCACACAGAGCACGGACAGACGGCGACGTCCCATAGAGGTCAAAGTTACCTGAAGGACGATCCGGTCATCATGGCGCGCGCAATCGCATACCTCCAAAGGACCACATGAAGCGGGCGCTCATCACGGGGGTGTCCGGCCAGGACGGCAGCCTGCTCGCCGAGCTGCTCGTCGGCAAGGGGTACGAGGTCCACGGCCTCATCCGCCGGTCGGCTTCGGGCAACCTCTCGCGCCTGACCGAGGTGCGCGACCGACTGGAGCTGCACGAAGGGGACCTGACCGACGAGGGCTCCTTGGCCCGCGTCGTCGCCGATGTGCGTCCTGACGAGGTCTACAATCTAGCCGCGCAGAGCCACGTGGGCTCCTCGTTCGCTGCCCCCATCGCCACGTGCGACGCGACCGGCCTGGGCGCGGTGCGCCTGCTCGAGGCAGTGCGCCACGCCGGACTGACTGAGACGCGGTACTACCAGGCGGGGACCTCGGAACTGTTCGGCGGCGTGTCCGATCCACCCCAGAGCGAGGTGACGCCGCTGCACCCGCGCAGTCCGTACGCGTACGCCAAGGCGATGGCCCACTACGCGACCATCAACGCTCGCGAGGCGTACGGTCTTTTCGCTTGCAACGGGATCCTCTTCAACCACGAAGAGCCAGGCCGGAGGGGTGAAGCGTTCGTCACGCGCAAGATCTCGCGTGCCGTCGCACGCATCAAGCTGGGGCTCCAAGAGAGCCTTACGCTCGGCAACCTCGAAGCCAAGCGGGACTGGGGACGAGCGAAGGACTACATCGAGGCGATGTGGCTCATGCTCCAGCAGGACAAGCCGCGCGACTACGTGATCGCGACCGGCGAGACCCACTCGGTGCGCGAGTTCGTCGATGTCGCGTTCGCGCACGTCGGGCTGCGCTGGGACAAGCATGTGACGACGGACACGGCGTTCAACCGGCCTTCCGAAGTGCACGTGCTCTGCGGCGACGCGTCCAAGGCCGCGCGAGAGCTCGGGTGGCGGCCGAAGACCGCATTCGCCGAGCTCGTCGCACTGATGGTCGACGCGGACCTGGCGCTCGCTGGCGGCTAGCGCCGCCGCGCCCCGTTGCCGCCGGGAAGCTGCACCCCACCGCCCCGCATCATGGCCATCGCCTGGGCCTGAGCCTGCGCCTGGGCGGCCTGCTGCTTGGCGACGCCCTTGGCGGTCAGGGCCTCCTGCTGCTCGAAGATCAGGCGCCAACCCTCGCCGTCGACCTGGCGCGTCGTAGCGGTCCAGATCATCACCGTGTCGAGGATCCCCTTCTCGGCCGCCAGGCGCGACTTGCGCAGCACCGCGCCCACCAGATCCCAGCACTCCTCGTCGCTCGAGCAGCGGGCCACGATGATCGCGGTCTCGGCGTCGAACAGGGCGTGGGCCTCGGCCACCGTAGCGCACTCGTGGTTGGTACCAGTTTCCTCGCCGCGTCGATAGATCTTGATCATCAGGAGGCACTTCTAGCGTTGACGCGCTGCAAGCGCAAGCGTAGAGGTTGGACATGAACAGCGACCAGCGCTCTGTGTTTCAGAAGGCAGCCTACTCCGTCCTCTCGGGCGACCAGCGTCGAGCTCCCGCCGACCCGAAGCTCGGCGAGGCCCACAGCGGCGGCGGCCAGAAGCTCTCCGCCTTCAAGACCATCGACGTCACCGAGGACGGTGAGGTGGTGCTCACGACCCCGGATGGCCAGAGCGTCTCGGCGCCGCTGCAGTCGGACGGGATCTACAGTCCCAGCAACCGTCCGCTCGCTCCGGCGGACGTGCACGACGCGGTCTACTCGGCGGCGATCAGCGCGGCGGCGGCGCTGTAAGCCATGCCGCCGCTCTTTATCCTCGAGAACCGCTACCGCGCCAGCACCGAAGAGGGCGTCGTCGAAGGCACGACGCTGCACCGCGAGCCCGAATGGCCGAGCGCCAGGGCCACCCGGCCGATGACCGTCTCGGTCGTGCGCGTTCGCGGCGCCGTCAAGAACGTCAAGGTGCGCCTCGGCGAAGAGACGCTGGAGCTGCCCGTGGGCCTCAACGAGCTCAAGCCGCCGCGTGAGGTCAAGAAGGGTGACGCGCTCGACATCAGCTTCGCGGGCGACGGCTCGGTGGAGCTGGCGTGCGAGCGCGAGGACAGGCCGGTGAAGCCTAGGCTCCGATGAACTTCGATCGCGACACCAAGGACTTCCTCGTCGCCGTCGAGAAGTCCAACACCCGGATGCTCACGGACATGTCGCGGGTCTTGGAGGCCAACGCCAAGAAGGACGATGATCGCGTGCGGGCCCTCATCACGGCGCAGCGAGAGACGACGGCGGCCGTGAACTGGCTGCTCATCGTCACCGTCCTGAACTTCGTGCTCGGCTTCGTCGAACTGCTGCGTCCCCATGGGTGAGCACCGCCGTCGCAAGCCCCTGGTGGCCCTCGCCACCCCCATCGGCTCCTCCTGCTCCACGGAGTACACGAGATCGCTCGTGCTCTGCTTCGCGCAGCCCCACGAGTTCCCCGACTTCGCGCTGGCGCGCCTGGACTGCGTCGGGAGCCTCATCCCCCACAACCGCAACATCCTGTGCGCCGACGCCATCGAGATGGGCTGCTCGGCGCTCGTCGAGGTCGACAGCGACATGGTCTGGACGCCCGAGGACGTGCGTGCCCTGGTCGCGCCGATCCTGCGGGGCCGGGCGGAGATCGTGGCCGCTCCCTGCTCGCCGCGCGTCATCGACTGGGACTACCTGCGCGAAGCTGCCGCGAGGGGTGAAGAAGACCTGTCGAGGCACATCGGCCCGGCGCACATGGAGCTTCTGCCAGAGGACGCCGACGCGAAACGGTTGCGGGGGTTCAAGCTGGGAAGCCACACCTACGTCCGCATGGCGCGCATGGGCCTGGGCATGACGGCCGTGGGCCGTGAGACGCTGCTTCGCTGCGCGCAGGTGGCGCCGAAGTACGGGCCGAACGCCATGACCGACGGCCGCGTGCTCGCCGACTTGCACCCCCAGGGCGTCGTCGAGGGCCAGTACGACAGCGAGGATATCGGCTTCTTCCGGTTCGTCGCGCCGACGCCGGTCTACGCGTGCGTCACGGCCGACGTGGGGCACGAGTCGGCGGGGAACGTCTTCCGACAAGATTGGTTCAACGGGATGCTGAAGAAGGGGTGGGCGTTCGAGAGCGAGTAGCGTTTCGCGCGATGCCTAGGAGCACATCCCTGAATCTGATTGGAGTTGCGAGGTTTTCTGCGGCGGTGAGACGCGAGGCGTTCACGCGCGGCGCGATCTCGCCCTTTCGGGCCGCGCGCTCCTCGGCCGAGTGGAAGCCGTAGTCGAGACGCGAGCGGGGCGCCGGGATCGACCAGTCCAGCTCGGGACGATGGGGCGTGCTCTCGGAAGCGTAGAGCCACGTCAGCTTACGGGCTCGGTGGCCGTAGTTGCCTTGGGCGACGCAGCAAATGTACCCGTTGCCGTCATCGGATCGTCGCCACCCTTCCCGCCATTCGGGACGACCGAGGCCATGGTGTGCAAACGCGTGCGACGCCTCCGGGTGCTCGAGCACCCCGCCCCACCGACGAACGGAAGCGAGCGCCGATGCGAAGCAGCCGCCATCATCCCCCAGCACGCGACGCTCCCGAGCGGACGGACCTCCGTGCCAGTACCTTCCCCACCGCTCGCACGGCGGATGCGCAACCACCGGCCACGGACCCGCGTACAGTCGGGCGTCCCTCGTGACGTCCCACGGATCGACGTCAGGAAGTCCGAAGTAGCAGCCGCCTGTGGCGACGAAGAGTGCGGCGACGGTCATCGCCCCTCCGCGTGCCTCCGCTCCGCCTCTTTCGCCAGCCTCTCGTAGACCTCCGCGTCGAGCGGATGCCCCGCAGCCTGGGCCGCTTCGGCCGCCGTGCGCCACCGCTGGGCGCAGACGTCCCAGTCCTGGCGCGTGAGCCCCGACACGTACTCCTGCCGGCAGGCGTCTACCCAGAGCGTCAGCTCCGCTTCGGCTACAGCTGCCGGATCCATGCTCGCAGCTCCAGGTAGGGGTCTCGCTCGCCGCCCGGCATCCCGACGCAGCGGATGACGCGCCCGTCACGCAAGCGGGCGGACACTACGTGTGTCCCGTCCGGCTGCGTGTGCGACCAGTGGTCTACCTTCTTCGCGCGGGCCACCGCGACGGCCTTGGGGACCGGGCCGAAGATGGCGTCTTTGTAGCTGCGCAGGGTCACGTCCGGGTAGACGTAGCGTAGCAGCGTTTGATTCAACGGGTCATGCCCGCCATCGGCCCATCGAGCACCTTGCAGAGCCCGCACCGCTCACACTGCACCCATGTCGATGACGGAATGTCCACGGCCACGGGCATCGGGACCTTCTCGATCGGCTTGAACGTGTGGCCGCCCTGGGCGATGCAGGCCTCGATCTTCGCCTGCTGGCGTTCGTACTTGACCCGCGACCACCACGCCCGAGCGCGATGCTCGATCCAGTCGACGAGGTACAGGCAGCCGCCGACCCAGCCGATGGCGCGGCCGAACTCCGTCGGAGTCACTTCAGCCCCGCCGCGATCTGCTTGATGGTCCCCCGATGCGACGTCCCCGATCCCGACAGGAAGCGCAGGATCGTGACCGGCTGCACCTCGACGCGCCTCGACACGGCCCCGATCCCATCGCGCTCGATGGCGGCGCGCAGGCGGGTGCGGAGGCGTTCGAGCTGGGCGGGGGTCATGCAGGAATGCTTTTACCGTTGCTGCCGGGCAAACACAAGTGTACGCAAGAGGTATGGACGACGGCAGCGGCGGGGGTTTGCGGCGATGGATCCAAACCTCGTCAGGGAGATCGCGCGCAAGGGCGGTGTGGCCGCTCACCAGGCGGGGACCGCACATTCCTGGACGACCGAAGAGGCTCGTGCTGCGGGGCGCAAGGGCGGCCAGGCGACACATGCAAAGAAGGCCGTGAAGGGATAGGATGACGACCATGAAGCTCTCCCCGAACGCCGCCCACGTCATCGCCATCCTCCTGGCCTCCGCCGGAGCCGTCCTGCACTTCCTGCAGGTCAACCCCGACATCTCCAACGAGGCGCATGTGACGAGCAACGCCCTCATCACCCTGGGCTTCATCATCGCTCTGGTGAGCCAGAGCGTGTTCGGGACGGCGACACCTCCCACGCCGACGCCGCTGGCCGGCACGGACAAGGATCCGGTCACCGCCGCCGCAGATGCCCTCAAGCCGCCGGCCGCCCATCGAGGCTTCCTGGGAGCGGCCTTCGTCGGCTTGGTGTCGGCCGTCATCGTGGTCGTGGCCGTGCTGCTGCCCGGGTGCAACCCCTCAACGCTTCCGACCATCGACACGGTGCTCAACGTCGTCGCGGCCGACATCCAGGCCGGTGACGCGCCCCCGCAGATCGACAGCGACGTGTGCAAGGCCATGGGCGGCTCGGCGACGACCGATGCCGTCTGCGCCAACGTGACGCTGCTGGTCGAGGACGCGCTGCAGCTACTGCTCGACGGCGGCAAGATCACCAGCACTCAGGCGGCTCCGTACCTCGCGGCTCACCCCAAGACAACGGTGACGGTGACGGCTCCGGCGGGTGGCAAGTGAGCTTTCGTCGCGGCGCACGCCCCTCCCCGCGGCACCGGCTCGCCGCTGCCACACCGCACAAGGCGCTAGCTGTCGTTCCCGCGCAGCATCTCGTCGTGCCATCGACGCTGAGCATGTGGCTGAACCAGACCGACGGCGACTGCGTGACCGCAGAGGAGGCCTTCAACAAGGCGTGTGACGGCATCCTGATCGCAGACGCCACCGTGCAGGCGTGGGCGAGCACGAACAACGTGCTCAACGGTGCGGATCTCGATCAGGTGCTCACGCTCATGCAGAGCGCCGGGTTCTCGCAGGACGGCAACATGTACAACGATGGCGCCGCGACCTCGGTGGACTGGACGACGCAGGCAGTGCTCCAGAGCGCCCTGTCGCAGGGGCGCGTGAAGATCGGCGTGGCCGCCGACCAGCTCGAGGCGCTTCAAAGCTCAACCTCGATCGGCGTCGCGAACGGTTGGGTGGCCACGGGCTTCAAGGCCGACTCCAACGAAGACCACTGCGTCTCGCTCTGCGGCTACGGAACCATCGCATGGCTCGCGCAGCTCCTGGGCGGCTCGGTACCGTCCGGAGTCGACGGCACCCAGATCGGGTACGCCATGTTCACCTGGAGCACGATCGGCATCATCGACGAGCCGTCGCTCTTGGCGATCACCGGGGAGGCGTGGCTGCGGTCTCCCACCACCAAGATCGTCGGCACCGGTACACCGGCTCCCGACGTCGTCACGACCTACCCGGCGCCGGCCCCGACGCCGCCGGCCACCGGCCCCGCCACGCTCTCCAACGCCCAGGCGTGGGCCGCAGCGGGCATCCAGGGCGGCGACCCCCTGCAGTCGCAGGACGACGCCATCGCGAACGCGATCGCGGGCCTGGCGAAGTACTGGCCGAGCGGGTCATGAGGGCGCTCGCGCTCATGCTGCTGGCGGGTTGCCAGCCCTCGCAGCCGGCGACATCGCTGACCGACCAGCAGATCACCGCCGAACTGGTGGACGCTGGCTGCTTCCCGGGCAACGCGTCCGATCTCGCGGCGGTACATGCCGAGCGCGCGAAGGATCCTCCTGCCGCTTGGATGGATTGTCTCGCGGGAGGAGGTACGGTCGCCGGTTGCACCGTGCCGTGCACCCGATGATCCTCGCGATGGTCTGGGCCCTGTACGGCGCTGGCGTTCTCGTCTGCATCCTCGCGGCGGCGCACCGATGACCAGTCCGGCCGCTCCATCGTGCTCGAGGCGCTCCGTCCGCAGGCCAACAACGCGCTGACCAGCAATGAGCCCAAAGACCAACCGATCTGCGACGCGTGAACCAAGGCTCTCGACGAGATGCGCAAAGCGTGCGCGGCGTACGTCAAGGGTTGAGTAGACACCCCGCCGACCCCAAGCTGAGCGCCGCGTCAAGACGTTGAAGATCCTGGCGGCAGTCGCGGGTGTTGCCGGCGTCACCGCGGTCGTCGTCATCGTGATTCGCAAGCGGCGAGCGAAGAGACCGAAGAGCAGAAAGCGTTCTTGACGGAACAGGTGCGGCGCGCATACATTTCACCATGGCCTGGGACGCCCCCGACCCCCCGCAGCAAGTCGCTGCGCAGATGGAGAACGCGGTCTACCGTGACGGCGTCTGGTACAGGCTGGTCGAGTGGCCGGTGCTGCGGCTGGGCAGGTTGGCGGCTGAGGAGATTCGTAGGCCAGCGAGGGCCGCGTGAACGACCTCGCCGCCTTCAGCTGGGCCTGGAAGTTCTGGCGCCTCGCCGTGGGACCGAACGACGGCATCATCATCACCGACTCCAGCGGCGAGTGGTTGCGTCTGTTCGGCCAGACGTGGTGGCTCGCCAAGAGGGCGCCGTCGTGATGGCCCTGCGCCACGCGCCCCCCTCTTCCCCTCTCGTCGCCCCCGACGACGACGGCGAGATGTCGGTGGCAATCGCCGACGAGCTGGCGCGCACGATGAACCCGAGCGACCTGCGGATGTTCGCGTGGCTGCTCAAGGAGCGTCGGGTGGAGCTCGACGAGTCGGTGCAGCCGCTTAGTCCAACGGCGCCGCGCCTGGATCCGTTCGATATGTTCTACTGGCAAGCCTTCGGTTTGCTCCAGGTCGAGACCGATCCCGCCGGCCGCATGTTCCTCTGCTCGACGCCCGTGCTGGCGGACTTCATGAACCGTCCCGTTGATGGCGAGCCGAGGAAGCGGAGGCGTCGTGGCCACTGAGCGCGCCCAGAAGCTCGCGCTCGCGCAGAAGCTTTTCGTCCGGGCCGGCTGCCCCACCGAGGCCGGCGACAAGGAAGCTGCGAGCGCCTACCGCAAGTACGTGAAACTCGCCGTCGAGCACGGGTTCAAGATCGACGAGGTGTGCGCCGGCATCGCCGCAGCCGGTGCGAACGCCAAGGCGTGGAGCATCGAGGACTTCATGCGAGCGGCCGACCGCGGCAAGGAGCTCATCGCGCTCGCGAAGATGGGCCTCGCGGATCCCGAGGTGCAGAAGACGGTGAGCGCGGTGCGCGACATCGGGTCGGGGATCGCCAGAGGATTCGCAGCGCTGAAAGCGCGGAGGGCGAAGTGACGAAGACAGCCGGCAGCAGGAAGAGGCGCCGACCGCGCCCGCGGCAGATGACGACCGCTCAGAAGCGCCATCGCGCCGAGAGCCGCCGCTACTGGCAGTGGCAGGAGGCTTTCAAGCAGGCGGTCGACATGCTCATCAAGGCCAACGCGCCGACCGCGACGCTGGCGAAGCGCGCCGAGAAGCTCGCATCGGAGCTGGTGAAGATCGACGAGAAGCATCGGCCCAAGAGTTGGGACGAGTAAGCCGGTGGCCCGCGACGTCGCCCTAGCCTTCTGCACCGTCTGCTGCCTCTACGCGATCGTCTGGCCGCGCATTCGGCGCACAGTCCGCGACGTGCGCCACGGAATCGCCATCGCCAGGATGCGCGCCTGCAGCCACCCGCGCATCGAGCGCGTCGACCTGGCAAGCGAGGAGGAGTACCCGACGGAGGGCGACCAGTGCACCGAGTGCCTGGCCTACCGGCTCATCGCGTGCGAGGAAGACGGCATCGAACGCAGGGAGCGAGAGTGGGTGCCGGAGTACAGGAAGCACAAGACGTGGAAGGCGCCGCCGTGAAGGACCCGACCCACACCGAAGCCGTCCACCACATCGACCTCTGGTACCCGCGAACCGGCCCGCATACGCCGGAGGAGCCGACGAGCGTCCGCATCGGTCTGGTCGATGTGCGCGCCGCTGACGACATCGTCATCGACTACGATTTCGAGCGCGACGGCTACCGGATCCGGATGGCCACCATCCACGAATGGAGCGACGTCGAAGAAATGGAGAAAGTGGGCGAGGGGCTCGTCGAGGTGGCGTTCGTGCCGTCGTGGGTTGGCGATGCGGCGGAGCCGGCGTAGCCTGAAGACATGACCCTCATCGCTCGCGCCATCCCTGCCGGCGATGCCGGCGTCGACACCATCGAGACGGTCACCCCGGCCATCGCCGCCGCCTGGAAGGCCGCCGGCAAGCGTTGGGTGCTCCGGTACGCGCTGGCGCTGACGGCCGCCGAGGTTGCGACCATCACGGGCGAAGGCCTCGGCCTCGCGCTGCTCTCCTACGGCCGCAAGAGTGACTTCTCGTCGGCGACGGGCGCGTCCGATGCGCAGGCCATCATCGCGCACCTGCGCAGCATCGGCGTGCCGCTCGGTGAGCAGCTCACGATCGGCGTGGACCTCGAAGACCCTGCCGGCGCCAAGGTCGCCGACGTCCTGGCGTACGAGTCGGGCTTCGCGGCCGTGATCGTCGCCACCGGCTGCACCTCGGGCGCGTACATCGGCGCGGGCCTGGGCATGACGAGCGCCGAGCTCTACTCGATGAAGGCCACCCGCTACTACAAGAGCGGCTCGCGCGTGGTGGACTTCGCGGGCGACGTCGCCGAGCCGCAGTGCGGCTGGACCCTGGTGCAGGGCCTGCCGTTCAATCAGCCGTGCGGCGGGACCAACGTCGACTTCGACTGCGCCTTCGAGGATTTCAGGGGCAGATCATGGATCGGCCTGTACGAATCGAACGCGCTGGCGGCCATCGCGCTCAGCCCCGAGGCCGAGAGCATCCCGCCGCCTGCGGTGTAAGCTCGGGGGCGTGCCGCCCTCCGACCCCAAGTTCCCGGCCAGCGAAGCGCCTACGGCGCCCGAGAGGGGAACTCGTTGCCCCAGATGCGATGGCGACGGAAGCCTGCTCGTCGACATCTCGGAGGACGACCGCCCCCGCATGGCGCGTCGGCTGTGCGGCGTGTGTCAGGGTCGGAAGTGGATCTCGAGGGAGGAGCTGGCGAGGTACGTGCTCAGCGTGAAGGGCTAGGCTTCCGGAAGCCCCCGCACGTAGCTCTCCCGCCCAGGCGTCTCGAGGAACCGAATACCGAGCGACCATCGACCCTGTCCAGCCGCTCTTTCGGTGCGTGACGGCTCGTCAGGATGTACTTGTGCCCCGTGTCGGCGCCGACGACGAGA